AGGGGCCAAGCACGAACGCCCCGCCCCGCGCCAGCACCGCGTGCAGCAACTCGCCCGAGGGGCCGAGGTCGCTGTTCCCGCCCGTCCACGCCGTGAAGGTGCAGGTCACCGGGCAGTCGATCACAAGACCGCTGTCCGCGAGGTTCACGAAGGTCCGCGCGCTGTTGCCATGCTCGTCTGTCACAAGGCCCGTCATCGCGGCGAGCGGCACGTCGATGCCCGCGCCGCGCAACCACACATGGCGAAGGTCAAGGCCCCGCAGGTCGATGGGCGCCGCCGCCGTGAGGCCCGGCAGCGTCTCAAGGATCACGCCCTCCTTGCCGCCCGGCGACTGGACATGCGCCGCTGCCCACGCCAGCGCGGCGCCGAGGTCGGTGTAGGCTCCGCCCGGCCCGACCGTGCGGGTTACGGCGGCCAAGGGCAGGACGAGCGGCAGGTCGCGCCAGCCGTCCGCGTTGCGGTATTGCGCCAGCCCCTCCGCGCCCGCCCGCATCGCGCCCTGCATCTCAGGCGTATTCGCTGTCGGGGCGCCTGGAACGCCGTGGCCGATGAGCAGATTCCGACCGGAAAGAAAATCCGACATGTCAGCCCTCTGTATTCGGCGCGTGCTCAAGCGCTTGCCGCTCGACGTAGGTGACAATGGCGTTGACGCCGCTTCCGCTCGTCAGACGCGCTCGCAACAGGTCGCCTGCGGCGTTCGGGCTGGCAAGATTGCGCTTGAACAGACGCAGCCCCGCAGGCATCTGACGCGTGTCATTGCCCGGCACCCACAGGTCGGCCAGCCTGACAACCGCGCCGCCTTCGCGCACAAGCTCGACAATCACCGTCCGCGCGGTCCCCCCGGTATTGCAAAACAGCATCGGAGCAGAAATGAACACCTCTCCGGGGCGCAGTTCGCGGTCCTCTGCATCGCTCGGGTCCGGCGTCACCCAGGCGTCGTCCGCATCCCCGTCCTCAAGCGGCACCGAAAAGTAGTTCGCCTCGACAATAACCGCGTTGCCGGTGTTGAGCGAAACCGTCGCGGTTGCCGCCCGCTGCGCCGGAGTGTCGGTCACGATTTTCACGGGCATCACAGTCCCCCTGTTGCAATGGCGGCCTCAATGGCCCGAAGCTCCACCGCCGCGTCGAACGCCGCACCAGTCAGCAAACCGGAGCGGGCGTCGTAGACAAGCCCGCCCACAAAACTGACGTTGCCCCGATCATCCTGCCCGCTGAATATGACCCGTCCGCCGCGCCGCTGCTTCACGACACGGCTCATTTTGAGCGAAACGCCAGCGCCACCAAAGCGGTCCGGCAGCGCCGCCCTGTTGACCCCGGCCCCAGCCTGCGTGAACGTGTGCGATGTCGACTTGATCCGCGACCGCGCCTTGCGGAAGCGCGGGTTTTGCAACGCATCAATCAGCACCGTCTTGAAGCTGTTAGCGCGCGTCACGGACGCAGGCAAAATCCCAGGCAGCGCTGCAATCCGACGCTGCATCTCCTCGAAACTCTCAATGAACGCCGGAAGATAAGACGCGGCAAACACCGGAACCAGCGTCGAAACCCAGTAGTCGCCGGTCGCCGCAACCTTGTAAAGACCGCGAGCGAACTGATGAATCGGCGCATACGTCCCCCGCCGCAGGCCAATGACGATCGCCTTCAGCCAATTCGCCGCGTCCCGCCGCGTAAACACCTCCGCCTGCGAAGGCCAGCCAGTCGTAAACCCCTGCGCCACCAGGTGAGCCCACATCGCGTCGACAATGCCCTCCACAGCATTCTCGATCAGCGTCGCCGCCGCAGAATGGTCTCCGCTGGTCGGAGTCCGGGAAACCACCAGCGTCTTGCCATAACCATCCGCAACCATCGCATCTTCGCCAAACTGCGTCTCGCAGTTCGACAAAGTGACCTCGCCGCCCCCAAGCGCCAAAAATGCCTTGTTGTGCCAGATCATGACACCCGAGACGAGGTGGATCAGAGCCAGATTCTTGGCGCAGTAGAACACGCCGTTGCTGCTGGACCCCGTGGCGGCGAACGCCACCGCCTGCTTGAACGTGCTGTTGGGGTCAAGCACAGTGGCATCGCACATCAAAACACCGCCCCCAGGAGACGGGTTCGGATCGCTGATCAACGCCATCGGTTGCGGTCTGAACGCAACACAGTTCATCAGATAAGGCAGCCGGTCAATTTGCGCACCGGGCTTGAATACCGCAATGAACCCAGTCGTAGGATTGTCCAGATCGTCGTGAACAAAGCCGCTACAGGTGAACCCATGAATGAATGTCCCGTTGGACAGACTGAACACGTTCGACTGCTCTGTGCCAGGCGCAGGCACAATCATGCAGGCGCGCGGCTCACAGTAAATCGACCAGCCATCCGGCACATCCCACGTCGCCGCGGAAGGCTTGGTGTAAACGCCAGGACAGACGTAAATCTGCCCAGAACCCCCCAGCTCGTTGGCACGCGCAATGGCACCCTGAATCGTCAAGCGCGCAGTGCTCAGACTCGCTCCGCTGTTGGCGTCGTTGCCGTTCTTCTGAACATAGATGCGGTTGGCAACCGGATAAGCCTCCGGCGCCGTGATCTCGCCCAACACCGACCACTGGCCGCCATTCGCATCCCAGATGTAGAGCGTGACGACGCCATTGTTCCGCAGCCCCCATACATAATTGTTTACTCCGGGGTTTGCTGGCCGCTCGCTGAGGCTGTTACCGAAGCCGTTGACAGCCAGCCCGAGGTAGTTGCCGGGATCGCCCTTAATACCCTGCGGCCCCCTCAGATTGACGTAAGGCCCCCACGAACCGTCCGGGCGCTCAAACCGCAAAGAAGTCCCAGACCACTGATGATTCGGCTTCGGCCCAGGCGGCGCAACAAACCGAAACGCCTCAAACCACCCACCAGGACCACCAGGATACTGAGCATTCCACAACCACACAGTCCGCGCACGACTGTCACTCTCCGGCCCGGTAACCCATGCATCACCCACATCCGCCGACGGCGGAAGCCCGGCAGTAGTAGGACTCGACCCAATAACACGCAAAGTCGCCTGAACACCAGGCGGCCCAGGCAAACCCTGACCATACAAAACCTTGAAAGACACCCCTTCAGTGTTAAAGTTGTATCCATACTCGTTTGCCCAAGGCGGCCTCGTTGGCATCTCAAACCTCGATTGTTACCTTACGACGCCCGCACACTCAAAGCCCTATCAACGAGCGCTGGTTGCCCATGTATCGCACACGCCGTATTTTTGACACGCCAGTGAAGTTTATAACTTCTCCTTCCCCCCCGCCTTGCGTGGCCCCAGTCGCACCAAGGCGAATACACACCGTCTGACCTGCCGCCAAAGCCACGTCAAAAATACGAACCGCCCACGCCGAAGAAGTCGTCGACCACTCCTGCAAGACCACCCCATCACGAAGCACGGCTGCATAGGCCAGCAGGCCATGCGAACTACCACTAGCGTGCTCAAACGCGACGCGCAAAGAGCAGCTCCTCGTCGCAGTAAGCGCGGTTTCGGCAATCAGAACACGGTAACTCGTGCCAGAACCCTCTCTAGAGTGCACAAGCTCGTCGTCACCACCACCAGAACAATGCTTCAACACCACCGCATCACCAGCCGTGACCGGCGCCATCTGCCCAGCCAGAATGTTGGCAATACCAGATGTCAAAGCCGCTATCGCCTCCGCAACCCGAAGCGGAGTCATCAGCGTGTCATTGCTCGTGCCAGCCTCAGCCTGATCCTTGCTGGCGCGGTTGAACGTAGCCGCGTCGCCAAGCGCCAAAACCGACCGAGCCGCTGAAGCATTCACACTCCCAACCAGCGTCCGACCAAACCCGGAAAATACCCCATCCACCTGCTCAATCGCAGCCTGAACATTCAACGCAGCAATCGTCGAAGTGGGCGCAAACGGAGTCTGCGACGCAGGAGCAGGCAAACCCTGCGGACCAAGCAGGTCAGAATACACCCCCCACGAACCATCCGGGTTCCTGAACCTCAGCTGCGAACCAAACCATTCATGCGCCGGAGGCGGCCCAGCAGGACCAACAAGATCAACATACGAACCCCAGCCCCCACCAGGAAAACTGAACCTGACTCGCGTGCCATCCCACTGATGCAACGGCGCAGAACCAACCGGACCAACCGGACCAACCGGACCAGGCGGCCCGGCAGGACCAACAGGACCAATGAAGTCAATATAAGGAACACCCGCTAAATCCGGCGGCAAGGATACAGGAGGAGGAGGCGCATCAAGCCGAATCTTCACCGCCTCGGCACGCAACAGATTGTGCATCTCGTTCGGCGAAAACCCAAGCAACGGAGGCGCCACAATCTCAAGCGCCGCATATACATCACCCACAGGCCAGCCAGCCTGCTCGGCAGCCGCAACATGACACACAAACTCATGCACGTCAGGCGGCGTAAACTCGTATTCGCAAGGAACTCGAACAGACCCAAGCGTCTGCGGATTCCAAATCACCAGCGTAACCGTCCACGACGCAAACGACGGAACAGGAACCGAAGGATCAACAGTCGCCGCAAAACGCAGCGCCAAATCAGTCCCGAGAGGATGTCTGAAAACAGGCCGCTGCACGCCACCAACACCCCAACTCCACAACCCACACAAGATTACACTCTTCACCGCCCAATGTCGATAGGCCCAACAGCCTAACCTCACAACGCAGAAATAAAAAAAGACCGCCGGGGGAGGAACCGGCGGTCTTCAGGTCGGCAGGAGCCTGAACCATCCAAGGAGAGTCACGACACCCTCCACATAGCACAAAACAAACCAAACGTCAACACCAACCGACAACGGTTAGGCCGTGTAACCGCTTTTGTGGTGTTTACACGGTGTGAACACCGGGAATGGGGTCGTGGGTTGGTGAGTTTGACCCGATGGGCGTGGACCCCCACCGCCCCCTGTCCATCCGGCCCCCTACCCCCTCCATCTACTTCCCCCCTTCCTCATATGGGGTGTCCATCCCGGCCCCCTTCACCTCCCACCCTCAATCTAAGAGGCAATCAATGGTCAAGCTTTCCATCAAGGGCGCCCAGCCCGCCGAGGCCGCCCAGCCCGCCGAGGCCGCCCAGCCCGCCGAGGCCGTCAAGCCCGCCAAGCCCGCCAAGCCCGCCCAGCCCGCCCAGCCGGAAGCCCCGGTCATCACGCCCGAGGTGCTGGCCGAGGTCGCAACGCAACTGAAGGCCACGCTCACCAACTGTGGCCCCAAGCCGAACCGCAACGACAAGGTTCAGACCGCGTTCCTGAATGTGTCCAAGTCGCACAGCGTGGACATCATCCCGCTTGTGCGCGCGTTCTTGAAGGCGCACGGCGACGAAATGGCGGGCTGCATCGTCGCGGACGCCTTCGCCGCCAACTTCGGCTGGAACGACGACGCCAAGAAAGCCGCGGCGGAAGAGCTGTGCGGCCAGCCCGCGCTTGTGGTGAAGGCCCGCCGCGCGTATGTCATCGAACGGGCCAAGGGCGCGAACATCACGCCGCAACTGGCCGCCGAGAAGGTCACGAAACAGATCGATTCGGACGACGCGGCGCGGCTCATCGAAACGGCGCTGCGCGCGATGCGCATCCTGGCCAAGGTTGTTGACGCCGACGCCGCCGCCAAGGTTGCGGACATCGCCGACGCCATCGCCAACCTCGCAGCCGAGTGACAACACAACGCGCGTGGCCTTCGGGCTGCGCGTGGCCTTCGGGCTGCGCGTGGCCTTCGGGCTGCGCGCTCTTTTTTTGCGCGCGCAATCACGCGCAGTCACGGGGACGCGGGGATAGACTGGAATCCGCGCCCGTTACACCGAGTAACCCAAGCCCAAGGAGAACAACCATGAAAGCCAACCACTCGACCATTCGCATCGGGAACCGCGACCGTAACTACATGCAGGAGGCCAACACGCGCGACCGTGACGCCTTCACTGCTTATCTCGTCTGGACCGCAGGCGAGATACAGGCCGACGCGGACGCAGAGCTCGACGCCATGGTGGCCGCCATTCGCGCAGGCGGCATCCTTTACACCGTGTAACCTTCCAACCGAGCCGCTCCGCGCAGCGGCGGAGCGGCTTGCGCAGTCACGAGCGCATAGACTAGGATACGCGCGGCTCAGGCCGCAGCAACCTAAGCCTTTGAGTTTGTTTAGTTTTTTAGAACTCATGTGCAGAAACTAGGCGTCTGGCAAAAATCACCACACCAAAGGCGTCCGGTATGGGAGTTTTTCCACCACAACATCCCAGTCATTCTGCGCTTTTGCACAGGCCGTCTCGCCAAGTCATTGTTTTCGCTTGGTATCTCAAACATGTTGTCGAACAACTGCGGCTCTTTCTAAATCACCACGTCGCAGGTGTCCGGTGTGGGAGTTTTTTCACCACATGCCTCCATTCTGCACCAACTTACCCCCCAAACCCGCTCACGAGCCAAGTTTTCGAGCGGGTAAGTGCTTGACTTATATTACTTACTCGATTATGATAAGTATAAACCAAGCATGTTCGAGTGAAACATACCCGCTCCCAAAAATCACCCGCTAGCGGGTAACGCCCGGCAGCTCGACACCCGCTAGCGGGGGGCGCGGGGGGAAGGGTATCTCGTGAGAGGCATACCCCCGAAAACTACAAACCATGTTTGGAAAAAGACCTATTATCAATGGCTTGCGGACAGGCCTCCGACCCAACGTGAGCGGGAAAGCAGGGGAAAGTGGTAGGTATTTTGGCCATGTGGTGAAGAAAGTCGGGGATTTCGCCCGTTTTTTGTGTATTTCTACCTCTGGTTGAAAAAAACTTACACAAGACTTCGCAGTTTTTACACACGATGCCCGGTTTCCGCACGCAACCACCAAAAGGAGTGAGCAAAATGAAGGACATATACGAAGTGGGCCAAGCCACCTCGCATCTGCTGATCGAGCACGGGCTGCCGCTTGTTCGGCTGAGCCGTTCGGTGCCGAGCGACATGCTTCGCCGGATGCGGGTTGTTTACAACCGCTTTCGTCGCGTGGCTGTGAAGTATGGTGACTTCAACCGTTTGCTTCCTCCGCCGTTCAATTTGGCGCCGACTGGGTGGGCGGACTTGCGTGAGAAGGTTGGTCGCGTGGCTACGCTGAGTGGTGTGACCGAGGGTTCGATTCACCGTGCTGTTCTGAATGATGGTCGTTGGTCGGACCGCTTTGTTCGTTACATTGAGCAGGAGTCTGACTTTGCGTCGCAGATGGCCAATCGGCTGGATGTGCTTCGTGCGGGTGTTGGGGCTCAGCGTCAGTATTTGACGCCGGCGACGCGGGTTTCTCTTGTTCGGCTGGTTGTTCCGTTGTGGTTACACGATGTAACGCTGAAGGATCGGCTTCTCGGGGTTTTGGGGAGCGAGATGTTTCAGCGTCTGGTTCCTCGGCTGCCGCCTGACATTGCCTACACGCTGGCGAGGCTTTGTTATCATTATCCAGACGCTCGGGTTTCTGATCTCATGTCGGGCACGCTTGCGCTGCATTCGTTTGAGTTTGCGACTGGGCAGGCTCCGCGTGTTACGAAGCGTGACTTGCTGCATGAGCAGTTGTTGAGTCGAAGTGCGAGGGCGCCTGACCCTTACGGGATTGAGACGATTTTGGCGTCTGGGGCGGCTTCTCGTCGTGTTGTTTTTGGCGAGGAGTTCGATGCTGAAAACGGCGATGTGATGGACAATGAGGGGGGCGATCTCGGGAATGTCTGACTGTTCTGGCTTGTTTCGGGTGGCTTTTGCCGCCCGTGCGCGGTCCCCGCCGATTGGGACTTTGCGCGATGTGTGTCTGTGTGTCTGTGTGTCTGTGTGTCTGTGTGTATTACGGAGACGGGGCGAGGCCCCAAGCAAGAGGAGAGACGACGATGACCATCAGGAACACCAACGATCTGATCCGCGCCGCTGCGGAGGCGCTGATCCGCCGCGACGTTATCGCGATCGCAAAGCTCGCTCGGATGAGCGACGGCTGGATTGAGAGCAACGGTGAGGCCGTGGCGCGGCGTTTGCTGTTGAAGGCTGTCCACGAGGCCGCCTGCCTGCTCCAGGGGCAGAAGAGCTATCTGGAAGACGGCGACGAGTTCTGAGGACGGCAGCGAACGCCATATCGTCGGCGTCGCGCTGCTACCCTAGAAAAGCGCAGAGCCTGCCACGGGTCCGCTGGTGGGCTCTGCGCAGTCATCTGATCATCTAAAAATGGAGCACGACTATGAAGACTGTAAACTACAGGAACACGCCCGTCGCGGACGGGATGAAATACCTGGGTTTGAGGTTTGCATGCATCGGGCAGCTTCTATACGAGCCTGGGTTACTCCATGTGACGGACCGCAGGGGCATGTGGCAGGGTTCGTTCGTGGAGACGGCGATGTGCACCAAGTCCTGCATCGTGTTCAGCGTTCCTTTTGCGGAGCAGTTGAAGGATCCTCGGAAGATTGCGTATGTGTTGGCGCATGAGTGTCTGCACTTCTACCGTCGCGACCCGCACAGGTTCGCGGGCTACAGGGCCGTGGGTTTGTTTGGGCGTCCGTTCAACGCTGATCTCGCGAACATCTGCGCTGATGTGATCATCAACCGCACGCTCGATCTCGACAAGGTTGGTGTGAACCCCGGCATGTCTGTTACGCCGGATTGGTTCGTGAGGTTCGCAGATGCGCTCACTGGCCGTCTCGTGATCTCGCATAGGGACATAGAACCGACGATGGAGTGGGAGGAGCTCTACAAGCGCATCATTGAGAACCTGCCCGAGAGCGATCAGGGTCAGTCTGGTCAGTCTGGTCAGTCTGGTCAGTCTGGTCAGTCTGGTCAGTCTGGTCAGTCTGGCGATCTTTCCCAGCTTGTGAAACGCGTCGCGCAACTACTTATGTTGGACAGCGACGGCTTTTCGGACGTGCAGCCCGACATGACGCCCGAGGGCGGTCCTGACGAGGGCGGCGGCGTCTTGGACAACAGCCCCGAGGCCATGCAAGCAGCGCTGAGCGGCGCGCACTCATTGGCCAAGCAGGCCGGGCAGGGCTCGCTCAACGTCGCGCGGGTGTTCGAGCGGTTCGCGACGCCCACTGTGGACTGGCGGTCGGTGTTGCAGGACTTCGTGGTGCGTGCGTCCGCCGCAGGGGACTATGCGGACTGGCGGCGTCCCGTGAGGTCGCTTCTGGTTGCGCATGGTGTCTATGCGCCGCAGCGGCGGTCGGAGACGACGCCGCCGATCGTCGTTGCGTTCGACGTGAGCGGGTCGGTTTCGCCGAAGGAGTTGTCGGCTTACTTCGGCGAGGTGGTATCCATCTGCGAGGATGCTGGCGTCACGCGTCTGTTGGTTCTCGCGTGCGACGCGGCCATTGTTGGCGAGTGGGTCATCGACTTGCGGGAAGTGGGCGGGGTCGAGGAGGCGCGTTCCGAGCTTGAGCGTGTCAGGTCGGAGCTCAAGGGCGGCGGCGGCACGAGTTTTGCCCCTGTGTTTCGCCGTGTTGACGAGTTGGAGTCCAGAGGGGCTCCGTTCGACGCCGAGTTTTGCGCGGTGGTTTTCTTCACTGATGGTTACCCTGTGTCGTGGGGGCCGGACTGTTCCCGTTCGCGTCCTGTCATGTGGGCCATCACGACCGATGTCGTGGCGCCGTGGGGCACGACGGTTCGTGTTTCGGTTCGGTAACACGGAGTAACTTCGTGGCACTCTCTGTGGCGTTCACCTGACGAGGCCTGTCGGGTGTTCATGCAGAAGCGGGTCGAGCAGCTTGCCGACCTTGTTGAGTATGTTACGCGCGGTGATCTTGCCGCGCGTGACGTTTTGGAGCGGGTGCGGTTTTATAATTGAGCACTCGCGAGTCTGACATGTCCAACCAACCGAGGAGTGAAACATGGACTACAACACCTTCATCGCCAACGCGCGTGGCTTCTACGAGTCGCGCATCGCGATTGAGCTGGTGGGTGCGCCTGGGACGGCGAAGTCGTCGGCGATTCTTGAGGCTGCGGCGCATCTGAGCCGGGTCTATGGCGAGCCGTTCGGTGTCGTGGCGGAGATCGTCTCGACGATGACCGAGCAGGATTTGCGTGGGTATTTGCTGCCCACGAAGCGCGACGACAAGCTGGTTGCGGCGTTCAGCGCGCCGCCGTTCTTTCCGACGCCTGCGAACACCATTGTCTTCGAGAACGGTGTTCGGCAGGTTCGTGGCACGGCGGTTCCTGCGCGTGGTATCGTGCTGTTCGACGAGTTTGGTCAGGCTGAGGCGCCGTTGCAGAAGGCGGCCAGTCCGTGGGTTCTCGACCGTGGGCTTGGCGAGCATCATCTGCCCGATGGCTGGGTTGTGTGGGCGGCGTCCAACCGTCAGTCCGACAGGGCTGGTGTGGTCAGGCGGCTGTCTATTCTACAGAACCGGATGCTCAAGCTCGACTGGGAGATGCCTGTGGAGCAGTGGATCAGCTATGCGTCGCGTGCTGGCGTGCATCCGCTGACCATCAGCTTTGTGCACACGCATGGTCCGGGGCTTTTTGCGTCGGAGGTTCCGGCGACGCCTGAGCCGTTCTGCACCTATCGTTCGCTGACCATGGCCGACCGTGTTTTGCGTTCGATGGCGGCTGACAAGGTTCAGTTTCCGACGCTCGGCGATCAGGAGCTTCCGACCACACCGGCGGCGTCGATGGCGGTGTCTGGTCTTGTCGGCGGCGCGGCTGGGGTCAAGTTCATGGCGCATCTCAAGTATGGTGCGGAGCTGGCGCCGCTTGCGGATGTGGTGAGCAACCCGTCTGGTGCGCGCGTTCCGAAGGAATACCTGCACACGATTCAGGCTTCGGTTCTGGCGCAAGGGGCCACGAGGCAGAACGTGGCGCAGATCATGAAATACCTGATGCGTTCCGAGTTTGGCAACGACGCGCGGACTGTGTTCGTCTATCATGTCGAGGCTCGCGCGCCGGAGCTCATGGCTACGTCGGCGATTTCGCGCTGGGTGTCTGAGAACCCGCGCTACAAGTCGGCCTTCTTGCGCAGCTGAGGCTTGACGTTTGCGCATCATGCGCCTGCGGCACGCTGCCTTTGTGGCGTGCCGTTCGCACCGTGTAACCACACAACCACCGAGGATAACCGCAATGAGCACCAGGAGCATCTGGACTTTCATCGACAAGTCGTGGGAACCTGAGAGGGAGTATCACGTCTACAAGCACTACGATGGCTACCCGGCTGGGGCGTCGGCGTTCGTCATCAACGTTCTGCTGAGCGAGCTTGCGTGGCGGTGGCCCCGGTTCGAGGCCGACGAGTTCGCGGCGGCTTTCATCGCGGCCAACAAGGTTCGTCAGGGCGACATCCGGCTGTGCAAGTCCAGAACCGACTTCACGGACGTGGGATACGGCTACACGCTGTGGGTCGACTACCAGAGCGCGGAGCCGTTGGTCGGACGGAGCGCCGGGACGCTGATGATCGAGGTCGCGGCCACCGACTACTGGGACGATACGTTCTCCGAGAAGGTGCTCTACACCGGGTCTGTCATGGGCTTCCTCGCCGAGTTTCCGCCCTACTATGCGACGACCGAGGACGCCGCTGGCCGGGTATTGCTGCGCGACGAGCGCGACCCCGGGGCGATTCGCTATCGTGACGAGATGAAGCGGCTTCGCGAGCTGGGGTATAAGTAGCCGCGAGTCGCCCGCGCACTCATGCGCCTGCTGCACGCCGCTTGCGGCGTGCAGCTACACAGTGTAACCACACACCCAGCCATGGAGACTGAAAATGTCGAATACGCTCTATGCCGTCGTCGGCTTCAACGAGGAGTGCGAGATCATCGTGTTCGAGTTCTTCGCAGACAAGGCCAGTGCTGATGAGTTCTGCAAAATGGTGGAGAACAGCGACGACCCCGATCTGTTCCGCATCGAGACGGTTCCGGGGTTTGTGTGGGCTGATCCGCACGAAGCCTACGAAGAATACCGTCGCGCTCATGATGACTACTATGGCGCCGACGAAGACGACGAAGACGACGAAGACGACGAAGACTGACTCTCGAACAGGCGTAGGAGTGGTTCAGTCGCTCTGACACCTGTGGCGACAACTGGTTTGACGGCTACACCGCCGAGTGACTGGCTGCAATATCTGTTGCAGTTCAGTTCACACCGTGTAACCATGCGTCCGGGGTTTCCCGGACGCGTTTTGCATCCATGTCAACCGAGGGAGCCAACATGAACAGGACTGCTGACCGTTCGAGTTCTCAGAATGTGGGTTCGTTCGTCCACCGCTGACACGTTACCTACCACCACCAATCAGGAGAGCTACAATGCCCAAGACCCAGCCTGCGACCTCTGGCGTCGTCATCAACCCGCTGCTGAGCGAGGTCGCCAGCCGCATTGCTGCGCTGGCTGCTGACGAGGCCAGCAAGAAGCGCGTCGCTGACGACGCCAAAGCCGAGCTTTCGGCGGCGCGCGAGCACGGCATCCGCCGCATCGCCGAGCAGTTCGACCGGCTTTGCGGCCTCAACCACCTGACCGACGACGACAAGTCGGCGTTCCTCGACGTGTTCGCCAAGGCTCTCAAGGAAGCTGGCGCCGACGACAAGGTGATCAAGACTCGCAAGTCTGAGACCAAGGTGTTTCTTGACCAGCGTCACAACGTCATGGCGGCGCTGAACGCTGTTGACGACCTCAAGACTGAGGTCGATGCGTCCGACCTCGACCCCAAGCCGCCGATCAACACGCGGCAGATGGTGCTCAAGATTCTGCGCACCATCCGCCAGCGGGAGCTTGACGCTGCTGCGGGCAAGCCCGGCGTCCGTCTCACCTCGGTGGAAGAGGAGATCGCGGCCATTCGCAACTCGATTTTTGCCGATCCTGAGACGCCTGACGAGCGCGACCAGCTGCTTCAGATGCTCGGTGCCATTGAGCGCAGTCCGTTGCTTCAGGTCGCGTCTGTCAGTGTTGCGGGTGCCACTGAGCTGCATCCCGAGGCGGCGCGGCTTTTGTCGGCGCTGCGCCGTCTGGTGCTGGACGAGGACGACGCCGCCACCGGCGTCGCGAGCGTGGCGCCTGTCGCCCCTGCGGATGAGGCCGACGGAGACGACCTGATCGACGACCTCGCTGAGCTTGAAGACTACGCGGAGAAGTCCGACAACGTTGACGAGCCTGGCGTGGTTGACGTTTACACTTCTGTCATCTTGCAGGCGCCGACAGACGAGGCCCTGCTCGACGATGACGAGCGTGAGGCCGCCGAGATCGACCTCGACGAGCTGACTCGCGGCATCCTCTGATCCGCCGAGAGCTCAAACAAGTGTGCGCCGTGTAGCCAGCAATGGTTACACGGCGCAACCTTTTCTACGACCAAACCAACCAAGGAGAACCACCATGTCTTCGATTGCTGACCACGACAAGCTGTTTGTGCAGCGGATCATGCGGTATGTGTTCCGTGCGCGGCACTACCTTGTCCCAGATGTTTGCTCTCTCTACGAGTGGAACAAGTTTGTTGCGGGTCCGGTTTACGCCGCAGCGCAGCAGACCATGGTTCACCTGCTTGGTCAAGGTGGGGTCGTCGCTGAGCGGAATGCGGTCGGCATTCGACTGGCCATCCCGCGCGATTATCACTGCACCCTGTTCCCGAAGTCGTGTGTCATGACCAGACCCGTTGTGCTTGTCACCGTGGTGCGGTTCACGCCCGGCAGCGCCCCCTCGATCCGTCTGGTTCCTGAAAGCATTTCTGTGCAGATTCTCGACGGCAAGTCCAACCATCCGATCGCCAAGTGGATCAGGGCGCACGCGATTATGGCGTTGCAGGCATACGAAGTCTGTTCGTTCATCGAGCTCATGCTCGATAAATGCACAACGTGGCCGCAGGTTGCGAAGCTATGGCCGCTGTTCTTCGAGGAAGTCAGCGCGTGGATGAATGGGACCAAGACCAAGGTTCCGGTTTTGCCGCACAAAGAGGTCTCTTCCATCAAGTATAAGTTCGACAGACATCTCAACGACAGGACCGACTTCAGCAGTTCGCGTCCGCCGAAAGTTGCGCTGTTGCATCAATGGCTTCACGCCAACGCGGCGAAGGTTTCGCCCATGTTCCCGCAGGCCGACGCGGCGTTCGCCAAGCATTACGAACTCTGCAAGACTGACATTGGCAGGATCAAATCCATGCAAACTTCTTTCGCTTTTGTGAAAGGCCCGGCGGACTTCGATATGGGGGGTTTATCAATGAAAGGGAATTACACAGATTGCTCGGTTGAAGCCCATCCGAGATACGGCGATGTGTATCTGCCCGACAAGTCTATCGAGCTGCTTGGCTTCTCGGTTTCCAAGTAACCCCGTGTGACACTGTCGGCGGCCCCGCCTCGCGCGGGGCCGTTGTGACTGCGCGTTTTTGCCCACCAACCGCTAAAAAAGCGGTTGACAGCGCGGTGAGAATGCATTATGCTCTAATTATGCACCACATCATACTTGACTTTGAAACCTTCTACGACGCAGACTATTCGCTGCGCAAGATGACCATGCGCGAATACATCATGCATCGCAGGTTCGCCGCGACGCTGCTGTCTGTGAAGGAAGGCGTAGACGGCCAGACGACTGTGCTGGTCGGCCCTGAGATAGCCGACTGGGTGTCATCTCGCAATTGGGATGACACCTGTATGATAGCGCATAATGCCATGTTTGACGCGGCCATTCTGGCTTGGCGCTTCGGCGTAGTGCCCGCGCGCATCCGGTGCACCATGTTCATGGCGAATTGCACCGTCGCGCACCAGATAGGTAGCGCCAGTCTGGCCAGGCTGGCCGAGCATTTCCAGCTTGGGGATAAAGACACCGCCGCGCTTGCGCGGATGGAAGGCGTTGACCCGCTGTTTCTCGACCGGGAGTCTGACCTGTGGAAGGACTATGTTGCCTACGCAGGCGCTGACGCTGACAAATGCGCCGCGCTGGTGAAACTCCTTGCTTGGCGCATCCCCACAAAGCACCACATCGCGATGTCTGCGACCTTGCGGGCCTATGTTGTTGGCGGATTGGAGATGGACGCCGACCTGCTCTTGCAGTCTCGCGAAGAAGCAACTCGCGAGATGGAAGCGAAGCTGGCAGCCGTTGGCGCTACAAGGGAAGACCTTCGGTCTGCTCCGCGCATGGCCGAGCTTCTAAGGGGTTTGGGCGTCGACCCGCCAATGAAGCTCAGTTTCCGCACCAACGAGATGACCTACGCCTTTTCCAAGAGGGACGTGGAGTTCGTGAAGCTCAAGGAACACCCTGATCCGAGGGTGGCCATGCTGGTTGAAGCGCGCCTCGGGGCCATGAGCTCTATCGAGGAAACCCGCGCAGCGACCATGCTCAGACTGTGCGAGCTCAAGGGCGGGCCACTTCTGCATGTGCCGCTGATATACGCAGGGGCTCATACCGGGCGGTTCGCTGGTGCCGACGGTCTGAACATGCAAAACCTGCCGCGCAGGAACAAGAAGTCTTTGCTTCGCAAGGCCATTGTCGCTCCGCGTGGTTACACGGTGTTATCCGTGGATGCCGCTCAGATCGAGGCGCGCATCCTCGCGTGGCTTGCGGGCTGCACTCACCTGGTTGATGCCTTCGCCAAAGGCGAGGACGTGTATGCCCAGTTCGCTTCAAAGGTGTTCGGGCGCACAGTTACAAAGGCCAGCGACCCAGAGGCGCGCGACCTTGGCAAGATCGGGGTTTTGTCGCTTGGGTATCAGACAGGGGCTGACACACTCTGGCAGACGCTGTTCCTTGGCGGCGCTGACGTTGACCATGCGTTCGCGGCGAAGATGGTTGAGACGTATCGCAACAGCTACCAAGAGATACGCGGCCTTTGGCAAGCGCTTGACGATGCGATCCGCTACATGATCGCTGGTCAGAACCTCAGGATCGGTCCTGTGGAGTTTTTCGCGGGTGGGTGGCGTGTGCTTGAGCACAACGAGCAGGAGCGCGGCAAGCGCGCCGAGTTCGAGGTCAGGTATCCCGACCTGCAAGAACACGTCGAGCAGTCGGCGTATGGCTACAAGACTGCTTACAGGTATTGGCGGCACAGGTATGGCACTTGGGCGAATCTCTATGGCGGCGCGTTGACAGAGAACATCGTCCAGCACCTCGCGTGGCAGCAGATTGTCGACGCCATCGTGCGCATGGAGGTAGACCACGAGGCGGTCAAGCGCGACTGGCGCTTCGTTCTGCAAGTCCACGACGAGCTTGTCTATGTCGTGCCAGAACGTGACGCCGACGAGGCGCTTGCGGCGCTGATTGATGCGATGTGTCGACAGCCTGCTTGGGCGCGGTGGAAGTCTTATCCGGTCCCTCTGAAAGCAGAGGGCAGCTATGGTCGCAGCTATGGAGACGCCAAATGAAGTATGTCATTCAGCGAGGCGAGGAGCCGCCTTCACTCCCGCCTGTAAAGAAGGGTCGGCGACTGGTTTACCCGTTTCGGGAAATGGAGCCCGGCACCTTCATCGAGATTTCTGACGGCAGGCGCTACCAGCAGGTAGCCCAGCTTGCGAGGCGCGCAAAGGCTGTTGTGCCCGGCGCCAACTTCGTCGTCGAGGAGCTTCCGCCCTCAGATGAAGGCCGACCGGCGGTCTTTCGGATTTGGAGGGTTTGATGCAGCCTTGGTCCATCAGTGCTCTGGCCGCTTTCGAGACATGCCCGAAGCAGTTCTACGTTCTCAGGGTAGACAAGTCCATCAAGGAGCCCGAGAGCGAGCAGATGCTTTGGGGCAAGCGGGTCCACAAGGCGTTCGAGGAATACTTTGGCAGCGGCAAGGAGTTTCCGGCTGGGATGGGCGGCCTGCAAGAAATCGCCGAGGATGTGGGTCGCGTGATCGAGATGACTGTCGGAGAGGACGCCAGCAGGCATGTGGAGCTAAAGTTGGGCTTGAACGAGGCGTTGGAGCCGGTTGGATATTTCGACGAGAACATCTGGCTTCGGCTGGTGGGCGATCTGGTCGTCGTTTCTGAAAAGGTGGCGCTGGTTCTGGACTGGAAGACAGGCAAGCCGTCCGACAACGACGATCAGCTTGCGCTGGCTGCCGCCACCACGATGCACCACTTTCCTGATGTAGACACTGTGTTGGCGGGCTTTGTGTGGCTCAAGGCCCCCAAAGGCCGCCGGATGTCCGTCCATACTTATTACCGAGACCAGTTGCAGGCCATCTGGGGCCGGTTCACTGGCCGCGTGGCGGAGTATCAGAGGGCGTTTCGTGAGGCCGACTTTCAGCCGCGTCCTAATGGTTTGTGTCGTCGGCACTGCCCTGTCGTGTCGTGCCCGCACCACGGACTGTGAGGTTCCATGACGCCAGAAGGCAAAGTCAAGGCCAGCATTCGGGCGTTGCTGGCGCAATACGAGCCAAGGATGGAGTATTGGCCGGTCCCCAGCGGCTACGGAAAGCCGTCGCTGGACTGTCTGTTGCTCTACAAGGGCGAGTTCATCGGCATCGAGGCGAAGCGGCCCGGAGCCAAGCCTACCAGGTTACAGAGTGTAACCATTAGCCAGATCGTTGCGGCTGGCGGAAGGTGCTTTGTCATCGACGGGCCGGAAGCCTTGGGGAGACTGAAAGATGTTCTTGACGAGCTTCGGCGCCGTTGACACGAGCAGACGGCTGATTGTTGTCAAACCGAACGAGGCGCGCCTTACGACTGGTGTGGTCGAGCGAAAGGTGCTCCCTGACGGACGCATCGTGGTCAGGGACGATTACTGGACCGTGCGGACGCTGAACCACAACGGTGCCGACCTCGAAATGCCTGCGTTGCGGTATTACGACTTCGGCAGCCACAAGCCCTACGCTGTGCAGCTCAAGACCATAGACATGCTGCACCGCAACTCGCGGGCCTATGTGTTTAGCGGCATGGGCGTCGGCAAGACCAAGACGGCCATTTGGGCGTTTGACTACCTGCGAAAAGAGAGTGTGGTCAAGAAGGCGCTGGTCGTGGCGCCGCTGTCGATCTTGACCAACGTGTGGGCGCGCGAGTTCATGGTGACTGCGCCGCATCTCAAGGTTGTGGTTGTGCACGGCGACGCGCGCAAGGTCATTCGTATTTTGGCGCAGCCGCACGATGTTGCCATTATCAACTTTGATGGCGTCAAGACCCGGTTCAAGCAGATTGAGGCCATGGGCTACGACGCGATCATTGTTGACGAGGCGTCTGCCTATCGCAATGCGACCAGCGGGCGGTTCAAGGCGTTGTTTTTGCTTGCCAAAGAAGCCCGCATTGTGTGGGCCATGACCGGCACGCCGACCCCGAGATCGCCGGTGGATGGGCACGGCTTGCTGAAACTCCTGCACCCGACGCATCCACTGGCGCGCAGCAGCAACAAGTTCCGGGACCACACCATGATAAAGGTCTCGCAGTTCAAATATGTCCCAAAGCCTGACGCCGCCGAGCGGGTCGGGGCGCTTCTACAGCCTTCGGTGCGCTTCACCCTTGCCGATGTCGCGGAGCTGCCCGATACTGTCTACATCGACCGCGAAGTGTCGATGGGGCCGCAACAGCGCGATCTTTACGAGCTGCTTCGCCGCCACGCGGTGTCTGAAAGCCACCGGATCACGGTCGCAAACTCCGGGGCGCTTCTCAACAAGCTGTTGCAGGTTGCGACCGGGGCTGTCTACCGGGGAGACGGTTCTGCCGTGTTTCTTGATGCCGAAGAACGGCTTGAGGCGCTCAAGCAGATAGTTTCGGAAGGGCAGCGCAACTTCCTCGTTTTCGTGCCGTTTGTTGTGCTTGCGCCTGTCGTCAAGAAGGCGCTGGAAAACTACGCGACCGCCGAGGGCGTTCCGCTTGACCTGCGGACGCTTACCGGACAGACTCCCAAGAACGAACGCGACACCATCTTCTCCGACTTTCAGGTTCCATGCGGGCCGTTCAAACCCCGCATGGGCATCATTGCTCAGCCGGGGGCGATGGCGCATGGGTTGACGCTGACGGAGGCGGACATGGCTGTTTGGTATGGCCCGGTCAACGACCTCGAAATCTACGAACAGGCCAACGCCCGCATTGTTCGCCCCGGCCAGAAGCACAAGACACTCATCGCGCACCTCATCGGCTCGCCCGCAGAAAAGCGCGTGTATGCCGCGCTGAAAAAGAAACAACAGACGCAAGAAACCCTGCTGGAAATACTTGCGCAGGCCGCCTGAATATGTTACAGTATGGTATCCAAGGAGCACGCCATGACAAAACTCACGTTATCAGACCTTGTGCAGAAGGCCGTGGCCCTGCGCGAGGCGAAGAAGAAGCTGGAAGAGGCGCATAAGGCGCGCCTCGCTCCGATTAACGAAGCTATCGAAAAACTAGAAGCCGCTTTCGCACGGATTCTCGACGCGCAAGGTGTTCAGAGCCTTAGCGCTGATGGTTACACCGTGTATCAGTCGCACACCACCAGCATCAAGACTGCCGACAAGGAAGCGTTTTTTGACTTCGTGCGGGCTAACGATGCGTGGCACATCGCGGATGTCAGACCGCTCAAGTCGGGGGTCGAGGAATACATCGAAGCAGTTGGCGCGCCGCCGCCCGGCCTCGATGTTATGCGCATCCGCAACATCAACATCCGCAAGTCCTGAGGAGCCACGATGACCGATCTCGTCATTCCAAGCCAGAGCACCCTCTCGCTCTACCAGGCGCTCTTTGCCGCCGACAACCGCGACTTGCAAGAAGGAGCGTTGAACGGCTTTCCTGTCCTGACCTTCAGGGGGAAAGTCTGGCGGCAGACCATCAACGGCGAAGCCCGCAAGTTGCTGACGCCTGACGGCGATCCCGTCCCGTCGATCACGGTCGTGATCCTCAAGGCGAGCCAGACGATCACCAAGACCTACTACGCCACCACCTACGTCGAGGGGTCAGACGAAGCGCCTGACTGCGCGTCCAGCGACGGCGTAGTGCCCGATGCGGGTGTCCCGTCGCCCCAGTCCGACACTTGCGCCAAGTGCCGCTGGAACGTGTTCGGATCGCGCATCACGTCCAACGGCGCCAAGGGCAAGGCTTGCGCGGACAACCGCCGCCTCGCAGTGGTGCCATATCCCAACATCGACACGACCGAGGGGCCAAGCCTGCTGCGCGTTCCGCCCGCGAGCCTCGGCAATCTGGCCAAGTTCGGAATGGAGCTGAACCGCCTGCGCATCCCGTATCCTGCCGTCGCGGTGAAGATCAGCTTCGATCAGGAGCTTGCCTATCCGAAGCTGGTCTTCAAGCCGGTCAAGGCTCTGGACGAGGAAGAGGCCCGGAAGGTCGCCGCGCTGATGAATAGCGTCGAGGTCGAGAACATCTTCCGTCAGTCTGTCAGCGTCAACGCGGTTTCTTCTGCGGCTGCCGATGACGACGCTGCCGCTGACGCCAAGCGCCCGCTCAGCGCGCGGGCGGCTGCGTTTGCGCCGCGTGCTCTTTCGGAGCCTACCCCACTCGCGCCCAAGGCCGCGCCCAAGGCCGCGCCCAAGGCCGAGGCATCGGCGAACGCCAAGGAACCCGAAGCAGTCACTTCCGCTGGTGATGACGACCTGTCCACGCTTGTCGGAGACCTTTCGGACCTTCTCAAAGGCATCTAGTCATGCTCGGCCCACGCGGGTTCCTTGAGCGGGTCGCCGGGCCTGGCATACACTACATAGCGTGGCCGAGCCGCGTCTCCGTTGTTGGCGGCCCGGCTCGGCCCGGCTATAACCACTCTCCGTTCACAGACGTTGACAAGGCCTTAGCGAGAATTGCTCGCCTTGTTACCCACAACGACATCTATTTCACTCCGGCCTCGTTCAAAGTAGAGAAGATCATCGACGACAAAGGCCGTGAGAAGTCCTGCCGCAAGGCCGAGAACGTGTCTGTCCTCCGGTCTTTCTACGCGGACATCGACTTCAAACTTTACGACCGCCGTGAGACGGCCATACTGGCCTTCAAGGAGTTCTTGAAGAAGATCGACTTCCCGCGCCCGAACATTGTCGTCTCAAGCGGGGGCGGGCTGCACGTCTATTGGGTGCTGGACATTGCAGTGCGGCTTGAAGAATGGCTTCCGGTCGCCAAGGCGCTTGTGAGCGCGATGCGCAAGTTCAACCTCGTAGCCGACTACGAGGTGACGACGGATGCCGCAAGGTTACTCCGTGTTCCCGGAACCGTGAACCGGAAATACGATCACCGCCCAGTAGTGACGGTCATCGCGCAAGCGCCAGACGACATCCCTTTCGAGGAGATGCGCAACAAGCTGTCTGCCTACGCGGACACTGCTCCGGTTACGTCGCTACGCCCGAACGATGCGGCGGTGGCCGTTCTGCCGATAGTAGGCAACACCGATCTTACGGCTGGCTACGACACGACGAGGGTGTATGAGGCCGAGCGCATCGTGTCTAGCTGTCCGGTGTTCGCCGACTCCATGGCCAGACGAGGCGACGGCGACCCTTACCCGCTGTGGGTTCAACTGCTTCATGTAATGGCCTATGCCGAGGGCGGCGAAGAAACCGCTCGCGCGCTTAGCGACGGAGACCCGCGATACACGCCAGAAGGGTTTGCGCACGTCTGGAACGACCGCGTGGCGCTGGCCAATGAACAACGCATCGGGCCGACGACCTGTGAGAAGTTTGCGAGCCTGACCAATCACTGTCGATTGTGCCCACATTTTGGAAAGATCAAGACGCCGCTTGTCTTGGGATATAGCGCCCCCGATGCCAAGGCTGCCGATGTCGGTGCCGGTCGGCTGCCGTCTCCGACCTTCATCAGGAAGGGTGCGACCTACATGACCAGAATTGGTGCTGGCGGCGAACCCGAGGAAGTGAAGGTCGTGGATTGCGAGGTTGACGGCTGGGAGATCGGGCACGATCAGGAGAAAGGCCGGTTTATCAGGTTCAAGTTCGCGGCAGGTTCAACCCGCGACGAGCTGGTGGTCTATCTTGGCACCGTGGCTGACGAAGCGGAGTTGCAACGCCAGTTACTTGCCAAAGGGATGCCCATAACCCGAAACGGCGCACGGCTGTTCAGCGGCGCGGTGATCGGCTGGATGGACCATCTCCAAAGAAGCCAGCGAGTAGAGGAAGCTCCGGGGTTTGGTTGGGACTCTGACGGCGGGTTCTCGATAGCGGGCGAGCGATACTCTGGCGGCCAAAGGGTCACGAGGTCAGGACATGTAGATCAGGCGTTGCAAAGCGCCTATCGCCCGTCTGGAACACTCGAACAATGGAAGGCTGTATCGGCGGTGTTTGAGCGCGATCAGCGCCCGTCCGCGCATGTTATGATGGCGTCGGCGTTCGCTTCGCCGCTCTTGCACTTTATCGAGCAGCCTTCGTTCCTTCTGGCCGTGTGCGGCCCGTTGTCAGGCGTCGGAAAGACTACCTTCCTGCGCTACATTGCCTCTGTTTGGGGCGACCCGAACAGAGGCATCCTTTCCCTAGACGACACCAGCAACGCCATTGTCGCGCGCATGTCGGCTACACGATACCTGCCTACTTTGTGGGATGAAGTCCGCAGTGAGCAGGACTTCGATCGCTTTACGAACGTCGCTTTCCGCACATTGCAGGGTAGCTCGAAGCAACGACTAAATCAAAAGTCTGAGCTTCGCAACGCTCCGTCGATCAACACTGCCATGGTTGTCACCGCTAACGCCTCTGTGCTTGATGCGGTCGCCATCAGGACGCGCGGAAGCCCTGCGGGGCTCTATCGCCTGCTTGAGATTGAGATGCCCCCCATCATGGGGAGCAGAGGCGACGCCGATGCGGTTACATCCGCCTCAATCAGTCTGAAAAGGATACACGGTGTAGCCGGTCGCGCCTACGTTGACAAGCTCACCAGTGTTGGCGTGAGCAGCTTGCAGAAGTTCATGCAGCCCGTGGTGTCCAACATTACCGACCGGGCCTCTGCAAGCCCGCAGGAACGGTTTTGGGTGCAAGGCGCGAGCGTGATCATCGCCGGAGCCATGCTGGCGAGGCGCTTCGGGATTGCCAACATCGACGTTGAGGCGGTCACAAAGATGCTGCTGAGCGCGATCAAGCGCGGACGGGTGAGCGTCCAGTCGAGCGAGGAGTTGCTTGACAACACGCTGGCCGAGCTGTTTGGGCGCTACAGCGGCAACGTGGTCATTCTGAACAGTCTGTCGCCGCTACCTGTTGGGCGCGTAGACGTTCTTGAACCTCCCCCCACTCGCGTGGCCAAGCTGTTTGTCGGCGTGAAGGACGACTCGCTTATGGTCCCGATGCAGGTTCTCGAAGAATACGCCGAGGCGAAGCGGCTCTCCGTCAGTCAGCTTCGGCTGCGGCTTCAACAAACTGTCGGAGCCCGCGAGCTGGTCTGCGTTCCCGGCGCGGGATCGTCCTACGCTCTTGGCAGGACGCGCGTCATCCGGGCTTGCGCCAGCAAGGCTCTCGGCCCCGAGTATCTACAGAGATACAGATGATGGATACAGAACACACGAGGTGCGCGGTCGAGCACCCGCCGCACTACACCACGCACCCGTCTGGCATCGAGTGCATACAGATCACCGAGCACATGAACTTTTGTCGCGGCAATGCAATCAAATACATCTGGCGCGCTGGCTCAAAAGGCGGGCATGACGAAGAAATAACCGATCTAAAAAAGGCGCGGTGGTATCTGGACCGCGAGATTGCCCGTCTGGAAGCCGCCAAAACGCGGGGTTTGTGAGGCAGGCTGGCGCTACTTTTCGCGCCAGCCTCTGTTCTTTGAGGCTGGCACTACCCTGAGGTTCGACGCCGCGTTGGAGCCGCCGTGGCGGATGGGCGTCTTGTGGTCAACGTCCATGCCGTCGCCCTTTCGGACCTTGCCCGCCTTCATCAGCTTGGCGCGAGCCTGGTTTCGCTGAACTCGCTTTGCGACCTCTGCGGGAGTCGACCGCTTCTTGATCTCGCGCCTGATCTGAGTCGGCGTCCGGTGGGTAACTGGGTCGCGCTTTTCGCCGTTCTCGGCCATGTCGGTTACTCCGTGTTACTGTCCCAAGAACCTCGTCATTTCGCGGACGTAGGCCATCTCGCGCGGCGCCGCGAAGACATAGTTCATCAGCTTCGATTGCTCACGCCCACGCGCAGCCAACGAGTCGCGGATTGTCTTTTGCGTGATGTTCAAATGCGGATACCTGCGCCCCAGATCGAACAGCTTTTGTTTGATCCTCTCCATGGCTTCGCGGTCGCTCCTTGCGTTCCACAGTCGGTCGAGGAGGACGATTTTTTCGCTTTGAACCCTTGCAAGCTGTTCGTTGACTTGACGGGCAAGCTGCGCGTTGGACTGGGCCATCGGCATAAACCCGAGCGCGCGATAGACGTATTCCGTCGCCGACATCTCTTCAGCGTTCCGGTAGACCTTCCCTTTACGGTCGGTCATGCCTTCCTGGCTGATACGATAAGCGGCCAAGAAGTCGCGGAACATTTTCGGCGCTATGGCTTCGATGGCTTTGCTGGTCTCGCCGCGAGCCGCAAAATACTGCACGTCCACTGCGCCAAGCCCGAGGCTGACCAGCGGGCCGCCAAACTGTTCCGCGATGTAGAGCGCGAGGTCGGCCTTGGTTTCGCCTACCCTGCCGTCGTGCAGCAGCATGGACCCGAGGCCGATACGGGATGTGGCGTCAATGCCAATGAGCCCCAGCAAGCCAGTGCTTGCAATCTCGCCAAGTTGCGGCCCCAGCAGATCAGCCGCTGCGTTTCTGATGCGGAGCTTGTAAAGCTCTTCATCATCATCGCCGAACGCCATGGCAGCAAGCGCGACGATTGGCTTCGCCAGTTCGGGGATCGCACCCAGCGCGCCAACCGCAAGGATGTGCATCGCGATGAAGTAACCGAGCGCTTTGCGAGCCTCTGCACGCTCTTCGGGCGTGGCTTCCGCGAGGCGGGTTGCAACCGCAACGTGCCGGAGCAGCATGAAGGTCGTGTGCTGCGCGTGCTGCATGAACATCAGGAACAGCCTGCTGGTCTGGCTACGCAGCACCCATGGGCGGTTCCACGGCGCATAGACAAAGTTCGTCCGCTCGGTCGTCGTGATGGCGTAGCGCTTAGCCTGATCGTAGGCGCGCTTTGGATCGAGCCCTGCTTTGATCGCCCTTGCGTATTCAAGATCGAAGGCCGCTACTGACGTGACTGCGCGGTTCATCACCTCCGTCAGGTGCGGCGCCATGCGCATCCACTCGGTCAGATACTCCCACCGGCTCTGGTAGATTGTGTTGCCTTTCGCGTCGATGTGCCGACGCGAGGAGAGGCGAGCCATGTCCTGCGCAAGGCTGATGTTGATGTGGTTCTCGTTTATCAGTTCTTTTAGCAACCTCTTGTGTAGCGGATTGGCGGCGTTTTCGACAAGCTCCTCCGAGATGTCGTAGCTGTAGGCGTCGAACTCCTTCCGCATCTTGCCCGGCAAAAGCACTTGCGGCAGTTTGGTCAGCCCAAAGCCCGTCTTGACAAGTTTTTCCATGGCCGGACGCGACACGGCGCGATAGGCGCTTGTCAGCCCGGCTGTTGCCTTGGCCGGTCCATGCCGCGCGGCGAGCTCCTTCCACCCGTATAGGAACGGCTGCGCCGCGTTGAAGACGTTGTAGCTGACGCCGCCGAGATACCAGAAGAAGCCAACGTCCGACAGGAACTGACCGACGTTCCCCATATCGGCGGCTTTCTGGTAGTTCACAACGGCATCGTTGAGACGCGCCGCGACCTCGCGCGCTCTAATCGCATCCGCGCTGGACGAATCCGTGTGTTTCGTGACTTTATCCGCTCCAAGATGAAGCGCCTTGATGGCGTTTTGCATCAAAGGCTGGTTCTTGAGGCTGCTGAGATAGTTTGCGTTGGAGTAGCCGTATTCGGCCACAACGCGCTGCAAGTCTGTGGACGCGCCCGGAACGCCCTTGCGGGTTCGCAACGCTGCTACGAGAGACGTGTCTGGCAGCATGTCGAGGATCGCGAGTTGCATTTGCCGCGTCATTTCTCTGGCGACGCTTTCTGTCATTCCCGGCTGCGCGGCGAGACGCTGTTCAAAGCGCGTAACCATACTGCTTAGCGCGGTGTTGACTGGCGTCTGGAACTGAAGCTCGCGAAGCAGGTCCACCTTGGAAACGCTGTCTTCGCCGAGCACTTTCACGAGCCGCTCTCTATGCGCTTCAGCTTCAGCGCGAGTCTGGAACCTCGACATCGAGATGTATGTGATTTCTCTCGACGCCGCGTCGTAGGTTGCACCGGGGTAACCTGCAAGCATGGCTTTTGGGTCGACGCCCTTGGGAACCTGAATGGTGGTTTCGGCGGTTACGACATAATCGCCAAATCGGCGCAGCGGGAAATACGCTCCGCCGACATGCCCAGTGTTGAGCAGCTCGCGAAGCCGCGCCATCGTTGTGTTGTCTTCGGGACTACCAGTGGTCTTGTGCGCTGCTACTGCGTTGGCCACTTCAATGGTTGACGCTTCTGTCCAAGACGTGCCGTCCGTTTTAGGCTCTATGGCGTCAAGGAACAGCGCCGCTACCAGGTGTCTCCGCTGCTGCTCTTGCTTCTCGAAATACTTGGCAAGGCGCACATACATCTCGCGCCCTTCAGGCGAGATCAGCGTGTCGAAGATCGGCTTGTAGCGATTCCACATAGCGCTGGCCGACTCGGTAGTCGTCGGCGCGCGAAGCGCGGCGTTGGCGGGGTCCATTGCCGGTTTGGAGAAGTCCAGCGCAGCGTAGCCAGAAGCGTTGATGATCTCCGACAGCGCCTGCCACTCGGTCGTCTCGACGGTCTCATTGCCAAATCCGAGCGGCGCTCTGATGCGCCGGGCGCCCTGCTCCCGCACATACTGCGTGAGCGGGCGAAGCACTTCCCGCGACATCTTGTTGATCTGGTTGGTCTGTTCCGCGTGGCGCCTCTTGAGCGCCTCGACGACGCCATCTACTGCGTCAGCCGCACCATACCGTCTGAAAAGCGGCTGCGAGATTTCCTGGATTTGCAGGACTGTCTGAACCTTCAGCGCGGCGCGAAGCACCGTCCTGCTTTGGGCCGCTTGGCCGACTGCATTCCATGCCTGTTGCAGCAGTTTCTCCGCCTGCCCATCTGCGCGATGGCGCCCTGCTGCCAGCATCCTTGGCAGATAGTCTGCGGCGTCGCGGCTGATCGGCGGTCCAGAGTATGCCAGTTGGCGCGAGCGGAGAATGTCATTGAGCCACGGCGCAGCCAAGGCTTCGATGCCGAGCAACCTACCGACTGTCCGCAGGAACCGCGTCCACAGCGAGACGCCTTTCACGGCGTCGATGTCGCGCTGCATCGCGTCCTGAAACTCTGGGTTTGCCATCGCTTCTGCGATGAACTCCTGCGCCTGCTCGACGCTTCCGGCCTGTCCCTCGAACGCGGCTGAGAACCGCTCACGGATTTCTTGGCTGGCCGCAAGGATTACACCGTGTATCGTAGCGCGCGCCTCTTCTGACGCGCCTACAGCGTTGTGCATGGCGACGTGTGCTGCCTCGTGCAGAAGACGGGTCGTCGCCTCGGCTGGCGTGTCGAGCATGGCGATCCGACCGGCGCCGGGGTCATAGTAGGCAGACGGCGCGCGCCCGCTCCGCTCGAAGATTGCTTGTGCGCCTTCGTCCGAGCCGTCAACGACATCGAGCTGGATGGGCGTGTCGCGCAGAAGCGCGAGCAGCCGCTTGGCCGCAGCGGCGTCTCTGCGCTCACCCGTTTCAACCACGGCTTTCAGCGCGTCGCTTAGAGAGCCCGTGCTGCGGGCGGCGTCCATTACGCGCTCATCGGTGGCAGACGGTTTGGCGCTGGCGTTGCTTTCTGCGATGGCTTCGTCGATCTCCTGTTGCAGCCTCGGCATGATCTTTCCGAGCGGCAAGTCTTCAATTGACTTCGCGCTCTCCATCAGCGCGCTTGGGTCTTGACCCTTGACCGCGTAAGTCATGGCGCGCACTTCTTGCATTCTTTGCGCGGCGTCGAGTTCCAACGCTGGATAGTTGTGCTGCTTACCTGGAATGACTTTTCCAAGCCTTTCTGGCAGGGCGAGGTCGCGCCAGAACAGGTTCGGTTGGCTGGTTGTCGTGCTGCGCTCGATACGGCCAAGCGCTTGCCACATGTTGACCCCGACGAAAGGAAGGTTCAGCGGCACGACTGTGCGCGGTCTTACACCGCCCTCCGACTGGTCGTCGAAGTCGTAGCCAGTCCCCATCATGTCGTAAGAGCCGATCAGCGCGTGGATTTTACCTTCTTGAAAGTCTTTATGCAGTTGCTTAGCCCTGTCGCTTTGGTTCGGATCGTTCAGCGTGTCAGACGGATAGATTTTGATCACTTTACCCGCCGGAGCGCGCGCCGAAAGGATTTTTTCGATCACCTTGTGCGGAATAATGAGTTCATCGTTGGTGAGATTCTGTGTCTTTACGTCCGCCATTTTTAGCACTTCGAGCGCGAACGCTTTCCACGCGCCGGTGACATCTAGCTTAGCCTTTTTCAGCGCGTCCAGGCTGTTATCGACAAAAAACAGCGCTTGCTTGCTTTCCGCCAGTATTTTTTGCAGTTCTCCGCTTTGGGCCAGTTTCAACGCTCGCAACACCGCGAGCGTGGCAGTGCCGAACCGCGTTTCGGCGGTTCTGCGTTTGATCTGCTGCGCCAGCGGATTGTTTTCGTTCAAAAGCCCAAGGCGGCGCGCGTCGTCTTCAAAGACCTTGAACACGCCCGAAGCCTCTACTTGGTAGTTAGTCTTGATGTCGCGCGCGATAACTACTCCGAGTTTAGCAAAGTCGTCAAAAGCGGCACGCAGTCCTTCAGGGGTTGCATTGATATTTAGAGCGGCCCTGTTTGTGTATGCGATGGCGTCTTGCGGCCCGTAGACTTCCGCGAGGGTGCCTTTAGAAGCGTCGTCGATCGCGCCTTTCGGAAGCACGATGTTCTTGAGGTATTCAACGTTTCCAGAGCTGTCTACCGGAGTCGCAGTCACAAAGACTGTAAATGCATTGATTTTTGCCAGCTCGGCGTTAAGCGACTCGTCGCTTTTTGTCGATCCTTTGCCGTATTTATGAACTTCGTCGGCAAAGATCAGGTCTTTATCTTCGAGTTTGATAGCGCGGGCGTCGTCGGCGGTTTGGGCAACGCCAATCCCCAAGCGCCCTTCTTTTACGGCGTTGTTCAGCGTGTTTACCGCATCCGTGCGGTAACGGCCATGCGCCTGTGTTTTTGTGTTTGGAACGGCTTTGTTGGTAAAGTTGTTGATGTTTTGATTGGCGTTTGCAGGCGGGACTGCCACAAACACCTTGGCTTTCGGGTATTTTCTCAGGACGTAGTAGGCCATCGCGCCAATCTGCGCGGTCTTGCCCACGCCGGTTCCGTCAGCAAGCAACATTCCCGGCAGCGCGTAAGAGTCTGGCGTCCGCTCCTTGATCTTTTGCCGGGTGTCATACATCAGCGCGAAGATTGCCACCGCGTCTTTCTGCTCATCGCTAAGATCGGAGTTCAGGATCGCTTCGCCAAGCGTTGTGCCGTCTTCGTTGATTACGATGTCGTTGGTGGCGTTTTTGAGATAGTCGCGCGCTTTTCGCACGAGGGGCGCCTGCATTTCTGCGCGACCGTTATAGAGCTCGGCAGTGCGCGCTCCGCTGCCAAACCCGCCGCGCGGGTTGGACGCATAGTCCGAAACCGTTTGACCAGGGTAGCCTTTCGGCTTCCGAGAAACGTTTACGTTGCTTTCTTTTCTGACCTGCTTTGCAAAGACACTCCAAAGATGCGCAAGCGGACCATCTGGCTTCACAAGCTGTTCAGCCGTTTCCTGCACCAGCTTACGCAGGCTGGCATCTGGCCCGGAGACTACGACCGCACGCGAAATATCGAACGACGGGCTGGCGGCCTTTTGCGCCTTACTTATAGAAAGCTCGTAGGAGCCAAGAGACGCCCTGTAAACGGCTTGGTCTTTTTCATCTGCGTCTTTGTAGAACGACACCTTTTGGTCGGCCAGAGCGACCGAGACGGGGACTCGTCCAAGCGCTTGCGCCGTATCGTCTGCCTTCTCCAAAATGTCCGGCTCAGCCGCTTTGATCAAATCCAGCAACTTCACGGGTCGGTATTGCCCTACCAGGCTCGACGCGCTTTCCGCCTGACGAGCGAGTTCATCGTAACTTTCAGCCGCGTCTTCCTGATCCCGCTGGTAATCCGGGTCTTGCAGGACGGAGAACGACCCGATCGTTTCCAACAGAATAGCCGTCGCTTGCGCTTTGGCTGTGTTGAACTTGCTCCCGCCAGGCCCGCTGGTCGCCGCTAGAGCGAGGTTGTCCAGAATGCTTTTCGCGGAGTTCAAAACCTCTTCGGGGATTTCATTGTCCGTGCTTACATCTCCGAACAGATCATCCGCGTCCGTGTCCATGTCGAACATTTGAACGCCTTCAGGCGCGCTGCGTTCTCTGCGTTTTTTGAGCGCCCGTTGGGCCTGCTTCGCCGTCCGGGGCGCGATTTTTCCGGCCTTGCTGTCAGGCGTCGGCGCCTGATCCGCCAGCCACATCACTATTTGTTGCAGTTCTGCGACAGTGATGTCTTCGCCGGGCTGCATACCCACCTCTTTAGCAAGGTCGGCAATTTGAAGCTCGGCTTCACGCACCACATCGAACGGCAGGCGTTTAGGCATTTGCCGAGTATAGACTGGCATGGACAAAATCTGGTTGTCCGCCATGTTACGATACACGACCGAGGTTTCGCGCGCGGTCGGGATCGACGTTACGTCGCCTTTGGCCAGGTCGTATGCAGGCACAACAACGGTGCCATCGCCCCGACGTTTGACGGCTTCGTAGTAACTCGGTGTAACCTCGTCGAGCGTTTTGTTGTCTAGTGTCGGCGCAACGCCGGGCACGAACACAAGGCGCTTGTAGGCTATGCCCTGACCAGCCTTCTCGCCAAGTTTCGTAGCACGGCGTATACCCTTGAGCCCTTTGAAATAATACTTCGCAAGGTTTTGCCCCCTCGCGCCCTTTGGGACTTCGACGTTGACAATCTGAGCCAGCTGTTCAAGCTCTTCAAACTGCGCGCGTTTTTCTTTGGCCGTGCGCCACGTTCGTTCGAGTTGCGCAAACCGCTCGCGTGCTTTTTCGGAGACTTGTTCCAGCCGCTTGCGTTCTTTTTCGGAGAATTGTTCCAGCCGCGCTTTCAGGGACCGCTCAAGCAATTCAAACTGCTCGCGACGCGCGCGGATCACGTCGAGGTCGTCGATACCAGCTTCCTGTAGTTTTGCTTTCGCTTCCTCGCGGATAGCCGCAGCCTTAGCGGCGGCCTCGTGACGGCTGCTGGCGGTAATCCACATAACGGCGTTGTCGCTCTGCAAGCCCGTGTCCAACGTGTAAAGCGGTTCTGGCTTGTAAAGCGGTTCTGGCTTGATTTTTTTGAGGCTTTCTCTGGCGGATTCAAACAGTTTGTCTTGCGAAGGCAGCTTATCAGGCACTCGGGCGTTGTCGCTGCGTTTGCTGGCCTCAATCTTCGCTTCTTCGATGCTGCGGGCGAAAACCCAAGCCACCGCGTTATCAGGCACCAGCGCGCCGTCGCGTTCTCTACGAATTGGCTTGTAAGGCGCACCGCCCTCAGTCAGCGGATATATTCCAACCTCAGTCGGCGGAGACATTCTAAGAACGCGCCGCTCTGCCGGTCGATAGTTTTCGCCGTTGAGTGTCAATGCATAAACTCTCTGGTCGTCTGGAAGCGCAACAAACACCCCAGTAAGCGTCGGGGTCGCGCCGGGCTCATCGACCTTTGAAAAAACAAGCGTGTCTCTGATCTTGGCTACTTTTTCAGGCGCCTTGGCGTTTAGTGTTTTGTAGATTCGATACGCTCTGGTTGTATTGAACGGCTTCTTCCGCGTTCGTTCGTTTGTCCAGCCATCATCGTCGTCCTGCTCAGACGCGGCGTCTTCTTCTGTTCTTCTGTCCGCTTCTTCTTGGAGCTCATTGAAATCTTCCCGCTCCACGTTTTCCTGTTCAACGTCTCCCCGCTCAAAGGCTTGCCGCTCAAAGGCTTCCCGCCACTTTCGCTGCAATTCCCGCAGCCTCTCAGCTCTTGCCAAGATGCCTTCAAGGCTGGATTTCGCATAATTTTCCGCCGCCGCAGCGTTGATTTTAGCGTCGATCTCACGCTGACGCTCTGCGCGCTCTTGTTCCTTGATGAGGTTTTTTGCAGCGTCGGCAAACCTGCGGCGAAGTAGCTCTTTGATCGCCGCGCGGTTGTCGATTTCCTTGACCGCCGGAACGTCGATTGTTGTAGTGGCCGCTAGCATCAGGGGCTGCGTCGTGAAGTTCAGCACCGCGTCGCGGACAGCTATAATTTGCGCGCTGCGAAACCCAGGAATATTAGACTCCTGAAGTTTCATGATGTCGTCGATAGTTTTTTGCGCGGTTGCGACGGCTTCGCTCAAAGCCACATTCGCACGGTCGATCTCGACAACTGATTCGTCTTCCGCCGTAGCAATGGCATAGCGCTCGAGCGCGCGCATAGCCGCGTCCAGCTTGCTTTGCACCAATTCCCACGTTTGCTCGTATGCAAGCGTGTTACGGGGATGCGTCTTGAGCGTGCCCAAGCGTGCCAAACTGGCCCTTTTGACCAGAACCCTGTTCTTTTTGTTCAACCCCTTGATCCGCACATCGTAGTCAGCGGTTGCAGCGTTTATCGCTTCAATGACGCCGGTATTTGCAATATCGCGTAGAGTTTTTTCGCTTGCGTCAATAGCACGCAACGTGAAGAAATCAGTTACGACCTGTTTGGCTGCATTGACGTAGCTCTCGACGACCTTACGCGCTTTTTTACGAGCTTTGGCGATGGACTCGAACTGAAGCTCAAGCGTGCGGGCGGGTTTGCCAGGACGCACCAACGTCGCACTGGGCTCGCCCGGTCGCACGGACGAGACAAACAGCTCTTCGGCCAGCGCGTCCAGAGACACACCTTGGCGGTTCGCGATACCGCGCAAGGCGGCTTGTTCGGAGTCGGTCAGATCGCCAAGCAGGTCACTCTGTGTAATCCCGAGCTTGTCTCGAAGCTCAAGCGCAGCGGCCTTGAACTTCTGTTTGCGTTTTTCTTCCTCTTTGCGAGCTGCTTCTTTTTCTTTTTCTTGCGCTTGTCTTTGTTCCTCCCGCTTGCGCGCTTCCTCCATACTTTTAGCCGATGAAACTTGACTCCACCGTTTTGCCGCCTCTTCGCGCGCTGCTGGCGACAACTTATGCTCCGTTGGTTTGCCAATATTTTTTGGCATCGCCACTTTCTCAGGCGGGATGCCTTCGCTCGGCGACATCCGGTTCATCCGACGAGGCCGTCCGGCGAGGATTTCTTCTAGCGGGCCTACGCGCTCAAGGAACGCTTTCCTGTCCTCCGGGTTTGTCAAGGCGCTCAGCGACACGCCTTCACTGGCTTTGACTTTGCTTGCGTTTTCGTCCTCGTATTGTTCTTTTTTCGAGCGCGACTCTCCGACCGCAGACGGTTTAGACTCAAGCGTTTTCCGGCCTACAGGAATGTTTTGCTGTAGCGCGGCGATCCCCTCCGGCGAACGCATCGGAGCGTCCTCGGGCGACGGAATACCCTGTTCTGGTTCAGACTCGCCCGCCGCTTCAGTATCTGCCACCTCAGGCGTCGGCACACCGCGTGCGGTTTCGACTGTGATAGCCGTCGATTTGCGTGCGCGGGGCGCGACCGGGGGTTTCTGGTCTTCGGCGGCTGGAACAGGCGCAGCCACTTCAGCAGTCGGCACGCCCGTGGATTGAGCGGGCTGCGCAACGTTCTGTTCCACCGCCCCAAACGGGCCAGAAGTTTGCTGCTGCTGCTGTTGCTGCTGCGCCTCAACAGGTGCGCTTACAGACGGCGGCGTCGGCACGCCCGCAGCTTGCACGGGCTGAGCGGGCTGAGCGGGCTGAGCGGGCTGAGCGGGCTGAGCGGGCTGAGCGGGCTGAGCGGGCTGAGCTTCTGGCAGCGTTACAAACTTAGATAGCTCGTCTGCTTTGATAGTGCCGTGCAACTGCACGACCCGCGCGTTGACGCGATCTCTTTGCTTGGCGAGAACCCCGAGCAGCACATGACCCGGCGCGGCAGAATACGCGACCGGCATCTCAATTGGTTCCGACCCGCTACCAAGCGGGTAAAGATACAGGCGGTCAGACCCGAACTTGACTGCCGAAAGATTTTTCAGGTCGCTGCCAATTTGTCTGTTTGCAATTCGAGTCGTATTGAGCGCGTCGGGCTTTGCAAATACAATTGCGTCGTAGTTAAGCGCTTTTTGATCGCTACCAGCTTCTTGAACTTCAAACTTGGCGCCGTCAAACGTCCAAACGTTTTTCCCAAGCGTGATCTTCATCCCGACCGGATACACACCGGCTGGCGGCGTCTCGGACGGCCCCTGCGGCGCAGCGGATTGCTGCGCTTCCGGTTGCGTGGCGTCAGCCTGCGGCGCTTGCGTTGGCGACGGCAGGCCCGTGGCCGCCGCAGCGGGTGGTGCACCAGACAAAGAGTCAAGCGCTGGATCACTCGAAGATGGAGGGCTACCCCTCTCTGCCTGCTCTTCGGGCTGCTTTTTCGGCCTGATCGAGCCAAGGGCGCCAACAACACCGCCGGGCAAGGCGCCGACGATGAAAGACCCGAGAAGCGTTTTTGTGGGGTCGATACCTTCGGCGCCCATGCCGAAATTGGCCACCGCCCGAGGCACAAAGGTCTGCATCGCCTCGTCAAGGCCCTCTACCGCGCCGCCCGCTGCAATACCCGCAGCCAGCCTCGTCGCCAGACGCTTTTCAGCGAAGTTTTTGATTCCTTGAAGCAGCTCGCCAGACGCGATTTTTGCTGTAAGGCCGCCCGTAAACGCTGAAAGCGGAACGCCTACAAGCAGGCTTATGCGCTCAAGGTTAGTCTTGGTCTCGTAGAACGCCTGCTCCGGCGAGCCGGTCCGCGCCAGTGCCTCCTGATAGATAGGCAACCGCTCGATCTCGCCAGTTTCGCGTAGCTCGTCTGCGGTCTGCTGGGCGTTATCAAGAAGCTGTGCGGCGCCGGTGATAACGGCGCCCCCGATCGCTAACAACGGAAGTTTGAGCAGGGCGGGGATAACGACCGGAGCCATAGAGCCAAGTCCGGTTGCTACCGTGAACAGAGCGCCTTCAAGAGTGAAGTTTTTGAGGTCGTCAATGGAGTCGATATTGCTGATCGCATCCATGGCCGCGCGACGGCGCGGGTCCACTTCGAGCATACTATCCAGCGCACTGGCTTCAAGCCCATCAGCAATGGCGCCAAACAGGCGGCTTATGGCGGTGCCTGGCTCGCCTTCGTCGCCGTTATAAGGGTTGCCTTCGGTTGCCCATTTACCAAGACGCGCGGCAGATGCGCCAAGGCTTTTCACGGACCCCCAAAGTGCGCTGCCAAACTGCCCAAGCCCGCTTTTGTAAGGCTTGTCTTGCGGGATCGGAACGCCAGTCGCGAGGTCGCGATCTTGCCGGAACAGCGCAGACGGTTGCCCGATGTCGGGAGCCGTGCCGGGGCCGTAACGCCCGACGCCAAGCCCCTGATTCGTAGCCGATGTTTCAGCGCGTGCCCTGAGTGCCTCAAGCGCGTCCGCATCGACATACTTGGCGATCACATCGTCGGGGTTCGGCAGTCCGAGCATTGGTTACACCGTGTAGTTTCGAGCACGCTACTGCTATCCGCGACGGTTGGCAACAAGCCTGCTACCTCATGCCGAAATCGTTCGCTCGTTTGAGCGCGGCTCGCGCAGTGGCCGAAACCTGCCTGTCTGGTGGCAGCGTCAGCACCATGCGCTTGATTTTTTCTGGCGAAAAGTTCCGCTCCTCATTGAGATACGCTTGCAATTCGGAGAACACCCTCGCAACGTTATCTGGTTGCAGGCCGTCGAGCGGCGCCGCAGCGCCAGACTGCACCGGCTGCGGAAACATGCCAACACCGGCCCGTCTGGCTTTTTCGGCCTCTTCCCGGCGTAGCTCTTCTTTGTAACGCTCTTCTACGAACGCAGGAGAAGTGCTCATGCGAACAACAGTGGCGATCTCGCCGTCTTCAGACAAGTTATACGCCATGTGCGAACGGACGGTCCGTTCAATCTCATCCTTCACGTCGGGCTTACTGGACAAATCAGATTGACGCGCGATCTTTCCCTGCCTGATAGCCTCTGCCAAAGCGCGGTTTCGGAGCTCCTGCTCGCGCTGCCCGAAAACGATGCTGCGGAATGTATCAATCGTTTGGGGCGGCAAAAACAGCGTCTGGCTGTGCAAGCCATTGAAGATCATTACATCGCGCGTCTGTTTTCCGCCGTTAGGCAGCTCAACTTCAATCTGATCCAACGTAATGTCGATAGCAGGTTCAAACAACGCCATGCGGATCGCGGTCGCAACAGCCGTAGGCGTCAACGCTCTGTTCTCGACATAGATCGCCTCAGCCATGGCCCTTACCGCGCTCATGACATGAGCGTTGATCTGCCCGTTATCGTCGATGTAGTAAGGCAGTTTCAGCCCAGGAACGACCTGCTCAGTGGCGCCGACAACGCCGCCGCTTTCACGGAACGTTTTTACAACCTCTTCGCCAACTTCCTTGATCTTGGCTTGCACTTCGTCAGCAAACTTGCCGAGCTGTTCGTTGAACTCCGCAATGCGCCTGCTTTCAACCGCGCCAACGATAGCATCTCCCGAAACATCGCCGCCAATCGGAAGCCCCAGCTCTGCACGCTTGACCGCCAATTCCAGCGCTGCGGCGGAATTGCCCAGCGCGCGCCCGTCAACCTGAAGCTGCAAGTTCTGCAATTCAAGCTGCGCTTGCAGCAGCCTATACGGCTGAAGCTGCGCGTTGAACTCCATCCGCTGCTGGGCCTCCATCCGGTCCAGCTTGTATTGGTGATACGACCCGATGTCCTTGTATGCGTGGACCATCTCCATGATCTGATCGACGGTATATCCAGCAGCCCCGACGAAGTTGTCTTTGTCGTCGTAGTTCTGGAATACGAACAACCCATTGGGACCAGGCGAAACCCGTGTCTTGATACCAGGCGAGATCAGGTAGGTCGCGCGCTGCATCTCAAGAGCAGCGTCCGCTTGCCTGCCTTGCTGCGCCAGCAGAAGCGCAGCTTCCATGTGACTGGTAATACGGGCCTTGCGCATCCGGTCGAGTTCGCCGGACATCTGGACAACACCGCTTATGCCTCCAAGCCGCGCAGCGACCCTGATAACTTCGCCGCGCAGCTTTTCATAAGCCCTACCGTTGCCGTAGCTCGGAACGCCTGACGGAGGCATGGGCAAGTCTTTCGTGCTCACGCGAACGGGGGGCGGGGCCTGCGTCGCACTCGCAGAAGCCGCAGGCATGTTGGCCTGCGGTTGCGGAATTGTTTGTTGCGGAACCGACTCAAAAGGCACCTGTTGGGCAGGACGCGGTTTTGCAGTCGGCTGCGGCTGCGTCCTTACGCTGCTCGTCGCGGGCCGTTCGGGCTGTTGAGGCTGTTGAGGCTGTTGAGGCCGTTGAGGCTGTTGAGGCTGTTGCAAGACTGCCCCCCCTTCGGGTGCAGGAAGCCCCTTTGGCGCAGGAAGCCCTTGCCCACGACGATCCTCTTCTTGTGGATCAAGCAAAACCCGCATCTCAATTGGCCCTTGTTCTTGGATACCATACCACTCCGGGCGTCGGCACGCCTTGCGGCTGTTTCAACGGGTCTTGCACAATCGGCGATTGCGGGGCTTGCGACTGTCCCTGCCGCATCGGAACGTTACCCGGTGTAACTGCGCCCTGCGCTCCCATCGCGCCTTGAGGCGCTTCTCTCGGCAAACCTGCGGGCGGCGCGGGCTGCGCAGGCGGCGGTGTCTGAGTCGCAAGCCCTGAAAGCGGCTGGCCTACGCCAACGCGATACTGCTGACCATTGCGCTCAAATGTCGCCGTCTGTCTGTCCCCTCCGACAAACAACAGCCCGTTGAAATTCGCTCCGGGCGACAGGTCTATGACTTCGCCGCTAGCGGTGCGCACCTTGGCCCTAAGCCCGTTTGTTCCTCCAAAGATGCCAAGCAGAAAATCTTTAGACGGGTCGACCGAATCGCTTTCAGTCGCGACATCCGCAGCCGCCCCAGTTGCGGCTGGCGGGGCCTGCGGGGCCTGCGGGGCCTGCGGGGTGCGCGTAGAAGCTCGGACCGACGGGAGCCCAACGGCCTCAGAAGTTTGGTTAGCCTCATTTTGACCAGCTGCGCGCCTTCTGAAAACCGAAAGGACTGAGCTGAAAAACCCGTCACCATCGCCTCCCCTGCGTTCGATCTCAGCCAAGGTGTCTGTCGCTTCTCCGAGCAGTTCATCGGTCGGCGACTCCTCCATCTTGGCAACGAGCTCACCGAGCTTGGCTTTGAGCTCGCGCTCATACATGTCAGAGCCAATCGCATACCCTTTCAAAAAGGCGTCGATAATGTAGCTCATCGGGCGGGAACCTTTTTCTCAGCAGGGAGCCCACGCATACCCTGCTTGGCTTCCTGCATCATCTTGCTAATCGTCTTGACCCCATGCCACGCCACGGTATCGCGATCAAGCACGGCTTCCCCGGCGCTAACTGCCGCCGGGATGTCGTCGGGAACGACGCCTCGCGAAGGCGACATGGTGCTTGGAATCACCGGAATGCCTTCCGCAAAACCAAAGCGCCCCAATCCCATCCCAAGAAGCCCGGCAGCAACGTTCCACGGGCTGTTTCTGAGCTGCATGTCATACGCCGAGAGTTGACCTTTGTAGATGTCAGAGGCTACGCCATAGGCGCTGTTGAGCTTACCTGTGCTGTTCGCCAGCATATCACTGCCTTGCGCATACCCCCGCTGGCCAAACTGCTTCGCGGCCCCACTTGCGTCAAGGCCTGCCGCGCCCGTCATGACACTAGACTGGGCGGCTTCTGCTGCGACCTGCGGCAGCCCGCGATAGATGTTGGCGGCGGACGCCAGCCTGTCCAGCCCGACTGCCTCTGTGGCTCTCCGCGCCCCCGTCGCTGCGGCGGCTTTCTGCGCCGCCGTGATTGCGCTTATCCGCTTGTCGAGCCCGGTGGCTGCAACCTGAGAAGGGTCAACTCCCATATCGGCCAGCCGCGAATACAGGTTGCGCCGCTCGGCCTCTGTCGCAGCAGTCACGTCGCCAACGGCTGCTGCAACCTCCTGCTCAGTGCGCTCTGGCGACGACCACTGCTTCAGTTTGGTAGCAAGCTCGTCTTCCAGCGGCATACCCATCTGTCGGTAGCGCTCTCGCTGCTCTTGCGAAAACCGAGCCGCCGCCTCCATTTCTGGCCGCTGGATTTCATAGAACTGGTCCGCCCGCGCGTCCTGCTTGGCAAAGGCTTCTTTCGTAAACGAAAGAAACTCCTCGGTCAGCGCGTTGTTCTTTTCTGCCTGACGTTCGGCAAACGCAAGGAGCTTCTCATACGGCGGCGCCGGAGGTGGCGCAGGCATCCCCATTGTCTGACTCCTCTCGGTAGTAACGGCAGCGAGCCTTGGCGAGTAAGTATACGCACAGATCGCTACCGGGGAAATAGCCTTGCACCCTGTAAAGCTCGACAAAACCGAACTTCTCGGCCATCCGGCGCACCTTTAGGTTGGTGCCATTGACCTCAGCCATGACCTGAGCACACTTTAGATGGCCGAACACATACCAAGAACACGCCCGAAGTATCGACGCTTTTAGCCAGCCCTTCCTGAACCCGGCAAAGTGAACCGTCACACTGCCGCCCGCGCCGGTGTATTTTTCGAACACGACTACACCGAGTAACCCTTTCTCGTCCTCGAAAAACAGCGGCAGCGGCGGCGTGTAGTCGTGCAAAGCCTTTAGTAGCGCTTCTGCTCTCTTAGAATCTCTGACGAGCCACCACGACATACCATGCTAGCCTATCTCTACCCAGGTTATCACTGGATCGTAGAGAGTTCCGCCTGTTACAACCAGCTCGCATACAGTAGACGCTACCGCTTCTACGCGGGCCACCAAGCCGACGCCAATTCGGTCGTTTGTAGATGCTTGCCGTAGCGGGTGCGAGGCAACATCGACACCGTTATACCTAATAGTAACAGTGTGCGCGGCTGTATCGCCACCCCACGCGCCAGCGGCGAAAAGCATCAGCACGCGACCTGGGGCGGAGGTCAGCGTGAAACTCGCTCCGGCGTGCATACCACTCGATACCGTGGACTTGGTGCTCAAAGCCGCAGAAAGCGCCGAAAGTGCAACTTCGAGACTTTGCAGCGATGATTGGAGGTCCGCAAAAGCGCCCTGTAGCCCTGCGACCGCTGTAGCAGACGACGAGATATTGGCTTCAGCTGCGTCCAGCCGCAAAGCATGATCTGCGGTCTGAGCCTGAAGCGCGACTGTCTGGGCCGCAAGCGTGTTCGCCTGCTGCGCAGCGGCCTCTTCAACCGACGCTGACGCTGCCAACGCCCGCTCGCCAAGCGTAGATATTCTGACCGGCTCTGCTTCTAAACGGAGCTTGATGTGCCTGACCGCTTCAATGACGCTCTCAAGCGTCATCCCCGGCTCTGGGATAGGGAGCTTGTGGTTAGACACGAGCCAGCCCCTTGACCGTCGCCGCTACAGCAATCGAGTGCAAAGGCGCGCAGCCCTGAACCGCCACGCGCCACACGGCAAACTCCCGGCCCGCTGGCAGCGTCATCGGCACGCGCCTCGGCGTCCACTGGTCTACAATCTGGTTGCCGTCCGCCCATACCATGATCCGAACCTGCTGGCACATCGGGTCGTCAACCAACCCCGGCGGAAGCTCGTCGAAATCGACCTCCAAGGCTTCCAGGTTCATCGGCTTTGCCAGAACGTAGTCGCCAGACTGCCACATGTAGGTCTTGGGCGCGCCATCCGGCGGGTTCAGCTCGTGGACCACTCCATCGGCGAAACCGAAGGTTACTCCGGTGTAACGGTCCGTGTGCGGCAAATAGAGCCGGTCGTAAGAAAGCGTTGAAAGTCCAGTGCCCTGCTCAAGGTCGATACGAAAGCCGGTGCCGTCATCAAAGATAGCTGTGTAGTATCCGTCGTCATAACAAGAAAACGCTTCACGAGCGAAAGCACGCCGCCACTGATCGCTACTAATCAACCCCTTGGTAAAATCTTTCGGCGGGCCGCCGCTTGCTACGGCCAAGCCGTGCTGCGTCATAAAAAACACCCCCTGAGGGGTGTTGACCACAGAGCCGTAGCTGAGACACGGCATCGGGTAAGGGTAGGCGACAATACCCAGCTCAGGCGCCCGAGCGCCGAACATGGTATGAAAACCGCTTTCGGTCATCACAAACACATTCTGACCGTAAACTTCAACCGCCACGATCTCGTCAGGAAACCCCCAACGCCACTCGTCCGGCCACGCATGAGGCAGGTAAGGAACAGAGAACCGAACCGTGTTACCCTTGAACGCGACCAGCGACCCGCTGGGGTGCGACCTGGTGCCCCAAAACCCGTCCGGCAAAGGATCGTTACTGCTGTCAAACACCCGATTGAGCACGACGCGCGACGTAGCGCGGTCGTCAACGAACTCGTCTGTGCCCCAAGGCACATCCTCAACGGTGTAGAACTCGACCGTCGAAAGGGCCACAACCGTCCTGTAGAGCCGCACAGACTGCCAAGATCGCCCGTCCAGCGCAGGGGGGCTTGGCGGCATCAGGTTAGTCAGCCTCACACGCTGCCCAGGCAGAACGTCAACAGTGACCGGCAAAGAAGGCGCCGACTCTTCTCCCCAACTGGTGATGTAGGTGAAGATGTAGGCCCTGGTTTCCTTCAGAAAAATCGAAGTGTTGGTCGGCGTGCCCTCGACGGTCGCAATCGGCTCGTGCTGAGGGCCGGAGACAGCGAGGAGACTGAACCCGAGGCCGTCCTTCAACCTGTCAAACGTCGATACCTTCGGTGGCTCGTTCGGCGCGAACAGATACACCCTGTCGAAGGCATCGTTCAGGACCGGGCTTTGCACCAGCTCCGCGTATGGAGATGACAGGCCGACCCACAACAGTTCGTCCGTAGAACGTTTCCTGATCCGAACGGCTTTGCTGAACGGTCCGCCCGACACTGCGGCTACAGGGCGCGGCTGGCGTATGCCTTCGAGGCACCCCGATCTGACATCGCAGTTTTCTGCCCAACTGGCAGAGTTCGACCGCGCGGCCATGCGGGGCGATTGGGCAGGCTTGGCGTTCAAGAACGCTTCAATGCGGATCATGCTCAATCCTGCCAGCTTTGCACAGTAACCAGCCCGCTTGTGTATTTCTCGATGCGGATTGCAAGGGCGCGTCCGGGCCGCCTGCGTCCACGGACAAGCGCCCATACATAGGAGTGCGACACACCAAGATCGGCGGCAAGCGCCCTGAAACTCAGGCGGCCTCTAAGCTCTTCGTGCCACTGAGCAAACGTCATAATTACACCCAAGTTCTGAAAGCATTGTGAAGAATGCCCGCAGGAGCATACGCCGTAAGACCATTCATACTGTCTCTGTAGGCTTGCGCCCGAAGCGCTCGGTAGGTCCGACCATGCTCGGCGGCCATGACCAGGCTGGTGTAGGGGCGGTTCTGCTGTTTGGCGAGCAACGCGCAGGCCCCGTATTTGATCGCGTCCCCATAACGCGCGGCAACGTTGACTGGCATAGCTGTGAGCGTCTTCGGCGCAAGCGCGACCAGAACTTCGAGGTCTTCTCCAACAACTGCTGCGTCAGACGGAATCAGCGTGATCGTGGCCGGAGAAGCGGAGTCGTTCCACTTGAACGCCCGTCCATGCATCCGCGTCTGTATCATGCGCGAGTCCATTGGAACGATGGTGGAGCCCGCGCCAGCAACATGCAGCGGCTTCACAATCCACTCCCCAGCAGCGACGGGGAGCGTATAGGTCGACTGGTTTTCCTGCATGGGAATCGTGAACAGCCGCGTCCAAACAAAGGCACGCGAGCAAAGGTCGCGTGCCGCTTCCAAGACGGCGTTCTCTACTGCTAGCTGCGCCGCGCCGGGCATCTCGGCGGCGACCTTGGCGACTACTTCCTGCATCTTACCGTCCAGTCAGGTAATTGTCTCCGAGCTGGATCACAGACGCCGCCGCTCCGCTCTCTGCATACTCGCTGTTGATGAGCAGAAGCTCCCCTGCGGCGAGCTTCACCAGCGCTGGCATGAAGATGTCGTCGATCGGGATGGAGCCGCCCATGGTCACCGCCGGAGTAGGGCCAAATGGAAAGGCTTCCGGCCTGCGAGCCTTGACCCTCAAAAGCGCAGCAGTGACTGCAAGCAGAACCGTCTGGTCGTCATAGCGAGGATTCGACGGGCTCGTGTCCTGCACGAGATGCCGAACCGCTGTAACAACGACCGAGACCTGGATCATTTATCGCCCGCAAGAAACGAAGGGTCGATCTCGAAGTCGGTCAGATCATCGAGGCCCCCACGCTCAGAACCGATTTCACCAGCCAGCGTCTGTTCAGTCTCAGGCTTTATCGCTTCCAGAACGATTGCAGCGGCGCTGGATTTGGGTCGACCCCGCCGCGTGGTCCGGGCCTGAGACTCTTGCGACACATCAGACGCAGCATACTTGCCACCGGGCGCGTAATCCGCGAGCCCCAACGCATCCAGATCGGCACCCTGCGCCGCAAAGAACTTTGCGGCCTCAATGGGGCTTACAGGATGCCAGTTTCGAGAGTTCTCAAACCCCTCAGCTTCCGGGTAGATGTCGCCAGTCTGGCTCTTGAAGAAACGAGGCGCCATGTGGTTGCTCCGTGTTACCGTAGAGTGTGCTGGCCTCCGAGGCTAATCCTCGGAGGCCGTGCGCTTAGCCGCGAGTGATGATGGCTTGGGCCAGCAGGCGCGGATGCAGAACCTTGCAGCCGTAGACTTGCAGGCCGCGCAGGATCGTGCCGAAAGTCCGCTCCGACCGCATCGTCTCAATCTTGTTGATCTGAGACGCGAAAGAGACGGCTTGGCTGTGCCCAGCAAAGATCGCTGTCTCGTTCGCTGCCAAGCCGGACTGCGTGCCGCGCGGCAACTGGTTGGACGAGTAGACCGTGAAGCGGTCGATGGTGCCGACCATGCCATTGCGAAGCACAGAAGTGCTATCACCCATTTTTTCTGCGTGCCGCAATTCGCTCTTCTTCAGCATGGCGATGGCCCACATAGGTAGCACAACCCACCGTCCTGTTTCAGGAACGTTGTTCTCGTCGAGAACCTGAGCGATATCGACAAGCAGGTCAAGGATTTCAATCTGCGTGCCGGTCGGGTTGCGCGGAACAACTACGCGCGGGTTTGTCGTGACACCAAGGTTCACGTTGCCGCTGATCCGACCAGCCGCCGTGCCACGGTTGGTCGTGTGCGCGCCGCCAAGAAATACTTGCTGCAAAAGCTCGGCGTCGATTTGGACCTTGATCGCAGACGCGGCTTCTTCGGCCCACATTCCGAGCAGGTCCATGTCGGCCTGATACTTCCAAACGTCGTCAACGATCGGCGCGAAGTATTTCGCGTAGTCGATCGTCATCTCGACGGTCGGCGCGTTCGGACGCTCGATCACGAGCTCCTGATCAGGCGAGTAGTTCCTGATGGTGATGTCAGGGCGCTGCCGGATGATGACCGTATCGCCCTTGTTCTGGAACTCGCCCTCATACTCCGTGTTGGAGATGCCCGCGAGAACGGTCGCGTCGTAGAACTTCATCAGAAGTTTCGACGACCAGATTTGCGGGATAAACGTTCCAGAGTAGGACGCCGGGGACGAGATCGCCGCACCAGTGCCACCAGGGTAGCGGTTCGTTGCAGACGACAGAGGCATTTAGTTGCTCCCTACAAGCGTTTCGGTTCACCGGACGCTTGAACGCAATACGCCGCCATGCGGAAAGCAATCCGGTATGGAGGCGCAGCGGCTAGGGCTGCTTGTCGGAAAGCGGTTGTGCCTTTCGGGAGGACCGCTCTGCACGATATTGCACGATACGCAAGCCCGTTGCAAGAGCGATTCGCGCTACTTGCGGTTCTTGGACAAGTCTTCGTATGGCAGCGTGGTCGAGTCAAGCCATTCTTGAAGTCTCGCAGCGCGCTTTTCAGCCCTCTGTTTCCGCTCTGCTTCCTCCCTAGCGCGCTTCTTATATCTTACGACCTCATCGCGCGCTTCCGGGGCGATACGGACGCTCGAGCCATGTCGAGTCATCCTGGACTCCGCAGAGACGGGTTTTGAAGCCGTCGGGCTTTTCATCCGCGCCTCAGCAGATTTGGGCTGCGGACGCCGAGATGCGGGCGGTAATGACGAGATGGGGTCAGGCGATTTCTCGCGGCCCGAAGACGGCGCGGTAGGCCTACTCGGCGAGTCCGTGATGCGAGCGGGCGGAGAGTCCGCAGCAGGTCGCCTGACATCCGATCCCCGCCCAGTAGGCGCGGGGGCCTACTCGGCGAGTCCGTCTCGCTCAGAACAGAGATGCCCGGCTTTACTTCAGGACGGGATTTGGGCCTCGGCGACGACTCTGGCGCTGTGTTTACAGGCCTCGCTTTAGGCCTAGGCGCAGAGGAGTTGCGCTGGGCGTTGTCTCCACGCTCAGAACTGGTCGCGCCACGAGGTGTCGGCCTTGAAGCACTCGACGCCTCTTCCTTGTAGTTTGTAGTATAGACCTTGCCGTTCCAAGTGAACGTCTTGCCCGGCCCCAACTGTTTCCGCGCCTCTGCAAAGGCCTGCTTGAACGACTTGTCTCCCGGCTTTGCCATGTTCTAACCCGTCTAGGCGATCAGGCCGTCGACATGCGCCCTCTGCACACGCTCAGAAAACGCCTTTTCAGCCGCGTCGATTTGCGCGAGCTTTGCGGGGTCGCGCGTGCGCTGGCGCTGCCGCAGAAAATCTGCGTATGTGCGGCTGATCATTTCAGAAGTCAGCACCTGCTTGGCTTCCGAGTTCTTCGGAGCTGCCGCCACAGTGCGTTGCGGTCCGGCAAAGTCGGCCAGGTCGCGCTTGCTTTTCTTGCCGGGAGGAATCTTGGAGTCGAGATACGCACGCATGATCGCAATGACGCGATCTGCGTCGCCGTTGTTGTAGGCGCTGGTCAGCATCTCCTGCCGAACCATGCCGCTCACCTGGTCCTTGCCTTGCAGCCACTTGAGCCAGTCAGGGTCGGCGTTGACCTGCGCGGCGTTGGGAATGGCGGCTTTGAGCTGCGCCCACACAAGCTGCCCTCGGGCAATGGCGGCATCCCGGCGGGCCGCCCCTACTACCTCATCGACCGCAGGTGCCATGCGGTCCCCAAGCGCCTTCACAACATGCTCGACGAGCGCCGGACCCATGCGCTTGAGCATACGCTCGCTAAGCCGAGCGAAGTCCTCGCCATAGTCGTCGATGTCCGCGTCCGAAACCAGCTGCATGGAATCAAACGCGATAGATGGCTTCGGGAGGTCAAGTCGCGCCTGCTTGACCTGTTCGACCTGCTGGGCAAGCAACGCGACACGCCGCTCAAGCGCGTCAATCTGGTAAAGCAGGCGGTTGAGTTCGTCTCCACGGCCTTCGCCCTGCTCAACCTGGGCGTCAGATTCGCCATCGGCGGCGAGTTGGCCGCCGTCGTAAACACCGTCAGCTTGGCCAGCGGCGTCAGTAACGCCGTCTTCTTCCTGAACCTCGCCGCCAGCGTTACTTTCAAAAGACAGCGCCGGGTCGGCAGTGTCTTTTTCAGCCCCATACACCTCTGCGTGCAGACGTTCAGCTTCTTCGATCTGGCGGCGCAACGCGAAAGGGACGGCCATGTGTTACTCCGGTGTAATCAAGGCGAGCAGTTCTCTTATACCACGAGCGCGCCCGCGCGCAACATCCGATTGCGACGTGGCAAAGATTGCATCGCTGTCAGCCTCGGCCCGAAAGCGGTCCAGCTTGGCCAAAAGGCGTCTGTAACCCTCATGGCCCGAAAGCGAGCGCAGCTCCGCTTCAAGCTCCTTCCGGTTCACATCAAGCCTTTCGCGACATGAGGGTGGGCGCCTTCTGCTGGGGCGGAAGAACGCTTTTGCCCCCCTTTTTGTTGCCAACGGCTGCGGTCCGCGACATGAGGGTGGGCGCCTTTTGATGGGGCGGGCGAGCGTCGCCGGACTTCTCGGCAGGCTTGGAGGCCGTTCGTGGCATCATGTGAGCCGGGGACTTCGAGTAGCTGTAAAACTTTTGCATCACGCACCTCGCTTGTTGAAGTTGGGTTGCACCGTGTTACCAACGGGGTTCTCGGTAGGCTTTTCTCCGGGCTCCGCGCCCTTCTGTTCGGGCGGGTTCGCCGCCATCTTCTGCACCATCGCCGCAAGTTCTTCCTTCGAAGGCACGATGTCCCCGGCTGGCAGGTTTAGATCAGCAGAAATAGCCCGAAGGATTTCAGCTCGGCCACCGAGGCCGATGATCTGCATGTCGATCGGGTTGCTTGTGAGCGATAGGAACTCAAGCTGTCGAACACGCTCGGTTTCCTTGGCAATTACCTTGGTGACGCCTTTCACTACGATGTTCTCGTCGCCGCGCAGCTGCACACCGGCGTCGGCAGTCATCACCATGTCATACAGAGCCATCAGGCTTTCCAGCAGCAAGTCGGTGTCGATGTTGTGCGCGACCTGATGCAAAACTTTCGAAGCGTTCTGCATCAGCATGTTCAGCCCGCTCGCGGTCCGCCCGGCGCCGCCAGTCGCCCCGCTGCCGGTGATGTAACGCGGAATGGCGGAAATCTCGTCCGCCAGCACCGTCATCTGCTGGTAAACCTGCAACAGCTCGCCAGCGTTGGATTGCGGCTGGAAAAACGCGATCGGGGGCTCTGCGCGCCCGCCGAACTGGTCGCCTTGAGCAAACCAGACCTTCCAAGGATACATCACCGTAGCGTCTTCGCTTTCGGAAAGCCGATCAGCGTTGACCGCTACCTGAGGCCCAGAAGCGATGCCCATGTTGTTCGACAACGCGCGCAACGCGGCGCAGGCAGTCCGCTCGATGTCTGCCAGCATGTCAGGCAACGCCAAACCTACTGGTGTGCCTGGAATCTTGTCCATGCTAGTGACAAAGTAGGGATGACGATACCGAAGCAACGGGCTCAAAGCCACCTTGAGCAGGTGTTTGCCACAAACCCAGGCAGTGACAGCGTAGTCCAGGTCAGGATCGTCTATCTGGTCTTCATCGAACCCGATGTCGAGCAGATGCGCGCCTCGCAGATAGCCGTGAAACTCAAGCGCGCTGATAAGCCCGGAGTTGTTGGTGTTCGGACTTTCGCGCCCCTCCCTGTGCGCCCGCTCCTCGTCGGTCGTGTCCATGAAGTCTACAAGACCTTCGTCGTAGTCGCGGATTGCAGCGCGAACGGCTTCTTCGTCCCAGCCCGGCAAGCCGATCAGTTCGTTCAGGTCTCTACGGGTCCAGTGCAAGCGCTCGCAAACTTCAGCGTCACGAATGCGTGCCGCACCCGGTGTCCAGTAGATGTCAAACGGACTGACCCGTTGCCAAAACAGCTTCGGCACCCTGACTTTGACAAGCGATCCGCGCTCATAACGAATGACATCTGCCATCCTGACGACCGGGCCTTTCAGAACTACGAAAGGAAACACCGGAATGTCGGTCAAGACCTCTGACAGGGCGGTGTAGAATCCGCCTTCCTGCAAGATGTCGTTCACCTTCAGCGTTGCTTCCAACGCCTCGCGCTCGGCTTTCTCCTTCTGGCCCTTCTTGATCGTGTCCAAAAGCTCCCTAACCCTGAACTCGATAGCGGCTGGATCGACAGGCTGCCCTTGAGCGGCTGCGGCTTGGGCTTCCTGAATTGCAACCTGCTGGGCGACCTCTAGCGCGTCATCGGGCAACACGGGGTCGTCGGTCGGAGAAAACGCCCAAGGGCGCTCGGCTGAAAAATAGATGTCTCGCAGGATGCTGGTCGCACCCCGCGCTTTCGTGCCGATGATGCGGGCGTAGACATCCGACCCGCCCATCCGCCTGATTTCGGCCAGCTGTTCGGGGCTGTATTCACCTCGATAGATGCGTTGCGCGGTCAGCAGCTTCGCGTCCAGCCCCGAAGACGAGCGGTGGTTGCGCATCATCTCCCAACGCTTGCGAATGATGTTCACAAGCTCGCTGGGCTCCGAAAGAAGTGAGCCGCCCTCCCCCTCGCTCGCCTCGCCAACGACGCCGGGGAACTGCAATACTGTTTGCACGGCGGTTACCACGCTGCTAGGTTTCATGCGGAGGTTAGCACGCATGACGCAGCCATACCAGCCCCATGTAGATATTGAAGCGCTCGCGCAGGACTTGGCCATGGAACTCAGGTCACCGTCCGAAGTGTGGGAGTTACACGGTGTATCTCACGCGGAAGCCGTTCTGCTCCTCCGTGACCGCAAGTTCGTAGCCAAGGTCGAGGAACTGCGAAAGCAATGGCAGTCCATCGACCGGGTAGAGGAGCGTGTCACAACCAAGGCCAAGCTGGCACTCGAAGCCGCCATCCCTGCGCTTTTCGGTATCGTGGAAAACCCGCAAAACCCGGCAGTGGCCCGAGTAGGGGCGGTGAAACAGCTCCACGAAGTGGCTGGGATGGCCAAGCAAGCGCAGGCCAGCCAAACTACTGCTGGCTTGCCAAGCATCACAATCAACATCGGCCCGCGCAGCCTTGAAGTGTCAGGCTCAAAAGAGCTGATCGACGTTACCCAGGAAGAGCCATGACCAAATACAGCACGACTACGATGAGAAACCTTGGCATCAAAGGCCCCGAGAAGTTTTTTCTTCTTGCTGAATGGCTGGGCGCGGCCCCCGCGACTGAGTTCAATTTGCCAATAGAAAGTGACGATTTTACGGTTGTCGAAGCGATTACTGTCGAGAAAAAAGTTGTCCGCCAAATCAGCTTCGATAACGTTGATGATCTTGTTTGTTTGATTGTCAGCGACGGGGAGCGGTTCGGAATAGTAATCGTGGATCAGATCGAACTGCTGGTTTCCATGCACTAATGGAATACACCGCATCAAAGACCATCGCCGAGTTCATGCAGTCCAACGCGAGGATCAGGGCGCTGGTTGGCCCGCTCGGGTCTGGCAAGTCCATGGGTGCGCTGATGGAGCTTTTCCGCCGGTCAGTCGAGCAAGAGCCAGACAAGAACGGCACCAGGCCCACTCGTATGGCGCTTGTGCGCAACACTGCGGCGCAGCTTCGGGAGACTTTGCTCAAGGACGCTGCACAGTATTTCGGAGCCTTTTTCGACTACAAAGTCAGCACCAGCACGCTTGAGTTCAGGTTCAAGATGGCCGACGGGACCAGGATCGAATCCGACTGGCTGGCCGTCCCGCTCGACCGCCCCGAAGACCAGAAAAAGCTGCTCTCGCTCAACCTCACGGGCGCTCTGGTCGACGAGTGCCGCGAAGTCCCATACCAGATCATCGCGGCACTCGACGGGCGTATTGGGCGCTTTCCGCCGCCCATCCGAGTCAAGCGGACGTGGCGAGGACTGATCCTGGTCAGCAACCCGTGGTCTGTCGCATCAGAATATCACGAACACTTTGTGCTGAACCCGCCAGCAGGATGGGAACTGTTCAAGCAGCCAGGCGGTCTGGACCAAGACGCCGAGAACCTGCAATACCTAGACCCAGACTACTACGCCCGACTGACTGAAGGGCGCTCCGAGGAGTGGGTAAAGGTCCACGTCCACGGACAGTGGGGCGACGACCTCAGCGGCAAGGCAGTCTATCAGCACAGTTGGGATGCCGAGGTCCATTCCGCCTCTACGATCGAACCGAACCCGGTTTTGCCGCTGCTTGTAGGCATGGACTTCGGGCGAAACCCGGCTGCCGTCATCACACAGGACGACATCTACGGCAGGCTGCTCGTCCTAGACGAGTTCGTCCGCGAAGACATGGGGCTGGAACGGTTTCTTGAAGATTTTGTGCCCTATGTGCGCGACACCTACCCTACATACAGGATTTTCGTAGTCGGCGACCCAGCTGGCGCGGCCCGGTCCGGCTACAACGAGGACTCGGCCTTCGCTGTTCTTGAACGCCGTGGGTTCAGCGCCATACCGGCTCCGACCAACGACCTCCACCGGCGCTTACAGGCAGTCGAGCGGCGCCTCATCCAGCGAACGTCTCGCGGCGGCGGCTTGCTGCTTTCCAGAAGCCAGTGTCCCGTGCTGTTCGAGGGGTTTGAGCGGGGCTACAAGTATCGTCGGCTCAAAACCGGCGACATAGCGCCATTGCCAGACAAGAACCGCTTCTCACATCCACACGACGCGCTGCAATATGCCGCGCTTGGGCACCAAAGCCACTTTGTAGCCAGACGTTTGAAGTCATCTGGATCAAGCGTCAGGCGCCGTCCTGCGCCGTCTCCGGCTGCGTGGACGTGACACGATTATACAAGCGCCCTCGTCACAGAGCGCTTGTATGCGCCCCCGCATTTGTTGTTGACAACGAGCGCCACGATGGCTTACCATGACGCCGTGGTAAGTTACACGACGCCAAAGACTGCATCACTACGAACGAGACCTAGCATGTTCAAAATCGACACCGACATCCCGCTGGTGCCCAAAGCCCACCTTTATCAAACCCGTTATCCGTGGCGAGATATGCCAGTGGGCGGCTCCTTCTTCGTTGCGCTACCGCAATCGTCACTATCTGGTGCCGTCACGAACGCCGCCAAAAAGACGGGTTTCAAGTTTGCGACGCGCTCTGTGGTGGAAACTGACGAGAACGGTAACAACGTCAAAGGCACTCGCATCTGGAGGATCGAATGATCCACACCCAAACGTTCAACGCGCCAACATTGGCCGAAGCGAAAACAGCCGCGCTAGCTTGGCAAGAAGCTAACCCCAGTTGCGTGGTGTGTCGAGTAATGATCGCTCGAAATCCAGACGGCGGCGTATTCATACAATACAAATGGCGGGGCCGGAAGAAACTCTCACAATGACCCGCTTTGGCAGGAACTGAGGTCTACACAAAAAAAAAATCTGACATGACTACGATCACCACCGCCAACGCCCCCGCCCCCGCCGCCGCCGTCGCCAACGCCTGCGCCTCCGCCCGCGCCCGCGCCATCGCCTTCGCCGACGCCCGCGCCTTCGCCATCGCCTTCCTGCCCATCAGTCACGGACCTCGCCCCATGCCCGCCATCAAGGTTTCCGTCGCCCCTGCCGACGCCCGCGCCCTCGCCTGCGAGTTTGCCATGGCCTTCGCCACCGCCTTCGCCTTGGCCAACGCCGTCGCTTACGCCGACACCGTTGCCGTCGCCGTCGCCTACGCCACCGCTTGCGTCCACGCCTACGTCATCGATTACGTCATCGCCTGACCACAGAACCGGAGATACGACCATGCTCACGCTCGACCTCCCCCTTGCATTCACCACGCCCTACGTCGGCCACCCCTACTGGACCGAGGTGAACAAGGTGATCGAGATCACCAAGAAGTCCGGCATGAACCGCGCCAAGTCCGATGCCAACCGGCGCAAGTCGCTTGAGGAATACCTGCGCGCCAACAACATGACGCTGGCCTATTTCGAGCGCTTGGAGCAGCTGTCGCGCCGCCCGTTCCACTTTGCGCCCGACGGCGAGATCATCATCCCCGCCGACCGCATCCTGTCGTTCCTCGTGGCGGCCAACAGCGAGGCGCGCGCCGCCAACCGCGCATCACGGCCACCGATTTTCGCACCGGAAAATACCAGGCCGACGGTATTTGGGAGCGGTTCGCGCAGGTCAACCTCGGCAACGGCGCGAAGGCGTCGAACCAGCGCGGGCTGCGCGAAAACCCCTACATTGCGGACTTCGAGGCCACCGGCGCCCTGCGCTTTGACGAGCAGACTGTCGATCCGAAAACGTTGATCCGGCTGATCGAATGGGCTGGCGAGTTCGTCGGGATCGGGGCCAGCCGCAAAATGGGCAAGGGCCGGTTCCGGCTGGCAAGGGCCGCAGTCAGGCCCGTGGCCCTCGCCGCAGAATAGGTTTCCATCGCCATCGCCACCGCCATCGCCTCCGCCAACGCCCACGCCTACGCCCCCACAAGGGCGCACACGCAAACTGACACACTCACAAGGAGAAACGAAATGATCGAAATTATCGGTCAAAAATGCATCATCCGCTGCTATGCGTCTGGTGTTCACTACGGGACAGTCGCTGCGCACGAGGGGCGGCAGGTAACGCTGACAGACAGCCGCCGTCTGTGGCGCTGGCACACGGGCGGCAAACACAAAGGCGTCAGCCTTTCGG